ATCGTCGTAATCGTTATCATCTCCCTTATCACCAAGTGCTTTGATATCAATCATATCTTTTTCGCCACCTGGCATATCATCATTATCGCCATCGAAGTCTGGAATTAATTTATTAATTGGTTTAATAGCGATTGGCATTGGCGCTGATGGCATTGGTTCTGGAACCTTTGGCATCATGTCTGGATTTACTTTTTGAAAAAGTTTCATCGCATCTGCAATAGCATCACCTTCAGCAGAAATAGTTAAATTCATTCTTGGCTTTTCTTCTGGTTTAGGTGGCATAGTAGGTGCCATTGGTGCTGGCATTGGATCGCCGCAAGCCTCATCTGTTGGAACATCTACTCTTGCTGTGTCAAGTTCCTGCATTTTGGCCACTAATTCTTGAAAGTTCATATTAGTTACTCCCTACAGGACTTTTTACGCCTGCTTTATCTGCTTTAATCTTAGGAACATCTTGATAAACATCAGCTTTTAATTTGTCAGTCCCTAACTCTTTACGTCTTTCTTTTGATTCCTTAGAAAGACTCTTTAAAAAATCTTTGTTGAAGTCGTCACCGAAGTAATCTTTATGCTTAGGCTTTAATGCTTCTTTATATTGATTATCGTGTAAAAGAGCACCTGTCATTTTGCTATCACCAACTGCTTGATCTTCTTCGCTAGGACTTGCGCTATTACGTACTTTGTAATAACCTGAATCGCAACATCCCATTTCGAAGATTTCTTTTTCAATTTCAGTTGTTGTTAATGGATACTCAGTTACAACATTAAAAGTATGAACTTCCACATTTTTAAGCGTAGGAAATTCCATAGGTGATTCTGTAACTGGCGTTGTTTTCATTTTTTCAAAATTAACAACACTTCTGCTTTCCAGTCTTGCTTTTAATTCGTCAGCAAAACTTTCTGGCACGTCGCCAGCAATCTTCACATTAAAACTATATGTTTTCTTGCTTTCAGCTAGATATTCTTTAAACGTCTTCATATGTATATTTATTCCTTTTCGCTCAATTTCTTGATTAATTCATTGCGATCAAGCATAACATACCCTTTTCCGTCCAAAATATCGTCTTGATCACCGCTGTCTTTATCTATTTTAAGTTTTTTTAATTGTAAATCAACAGCTTTTAACTTCTTATCTACCTTAGCTGCTTTTGCTTCTATAGCATTTTTCATCATACTACTAGCAACTTCAAATATTCTACCACTGTATCTTACTTCTACGTTCATACCTAAATCCATTAAATCGTCATATGCTTTTTCTGCTTTTGTAGACAAATGATCTAGCTCTTCTTCTCCTAAAGAATCAAGTTCTTTAACTTGTGGTAAATCTCTTGTAATTTCTGCAACTTTGTTATAACTGTCTTCGGCGTTTTTAACAACTTTATGATTTTCTTCGACAGCCATAGGATCAACAACAATTTCAGTAGCTGTTTCTACTGCTTGTTCTTTATCTTCTAAATTAAACAGTTCTTCTAATTTCTTTGTCATAATACTACTTATCTACGTTTGGTACCTTGATAAAAAATATCTTCTTCACTAACAACTCTAAATCTAACACCTTGTTGTTTACACCATTTATTAGCAGCTTCCCACTTTGCCATATTTTTTACATATTGTTCTTGATTGTATCTGCTCTTTCCAACATTTTCTCTTAGTGTCTGATTCTTAGGTTTTACTTCAACTACTTCTGCGTGTTTCTTTCCATTTTTATCATTATACACTATAAAGAAATCAGGAACATAAATTGTATACTTTCCTGTTAGCGGATCTCTGTAAGGAATCTTAATACTTTCACTAGCCCATTGAGAAACGCCAGGGTGCTCGTCTAGTAATCTCATAAAAACAGTTTCCCAACTTGATCTTGCAAGAGGTCTTCTAGTCCCGACATACTTCTCGGGGTTCTTCATGGTAAATCTTCCTTGTGCAAACTTTGGCATTACGCCCTCACGTTTCTTTGTTTGCTCACATCAGATAAGGCTTCTCTGAATCCTAAAGTAGAAATACTAGATCTATTATTGTTTAAAATTTCTGCAACCAAAGCACTTAAATTTAAATTGTCAAATCCTTTAATCTCATCTAAGATTTTAAAGATAGGTACTTCTTCGTACTTTGCTTGTTTTAATAAAACTGATGCTGCTGTTGTTGCTGCTGCTCTTTGAAAACCATTCTTTTCAAAAAAGTTTACCGCTGCATCGACTTCAGTAGGATTATATGATATAGGATCTTCACCATATGTATCAAAAAATAATCTAGATCTTGCAGCACTGTCTTGTACTTGTTTAGCTGGAAGATTTGAAGTTGTGTTTACTGGCATATTTTATAATCCTTCTGGCACCATATTTTTCGGCGATGCATTTGTGCCTTCGTCGCCTGTATTATTCTTAGGAGTAATAATACCTGCAATGCCGCTTACTGTATTAGCAATTTTTTGTGTACCTGCTGGACTTGTTAGAATATTAATTGCTTCTTGTTTAAGACTTTCTTTCGATAGTCCTTTAATATTTCTTGCTGTATTAATTGCACCGATTGCTGTAGATAAAAATCCTGCTGGAGAATTAAATGCTGTTCCGTCACCAATTGCACCAAACACCTGTTCTAATCCATCAAGCACACCACCTTCTCCAACTAGGTTACTCACGCCGCCACCCGCAACACTTAATGGTGAAGGTGTATTGTCGTAGTGTAGTGTAGCAAACCCTTTAGGATTGCCTTCGCTTACTGTTCCTGCTGTGTATTGAACTGCTTCATATTGCAATGTCATTTGACTTTCTGCTGGCTCACTTGATGCAGTATAATCCATACTACCGTGAGACCAAGAAGTAATTTTAGGATTAACTAAAGTATAACCTATAAATCTTCTTCTACCCATAGTATAAATTGTTACGCTTTTAAACAACGGTGCAGTAACGTTATTGTCTAAGCCATATCTAAAATGTAAATTTTCTGTTGTTTGTCTGTATGCATTACTTTCCCATGCAGCATTAGGCAATGCTCTATCTTTAATATAGTATCCATAATATATTGCCCATAACGCTGACACTACACCTTGATTATCATCGTGGAATGTTAAGTTAACAGGATCATAGCTAATCATTTTATAAAGAATACGTTTTCTGTTATACTGATTTAAAGTTTCAGTTTCAAATGTAAACTTAGGTAAGTCTGCGGTTTTAACTAGCAGGCCAAATTCTTCACTATGTTTTTGTGAAAAGTTTGCAGCACCGTGTGCTGACTTATCTATTTCAAATCTAACATAATAGTTAAATTTAGTTTTAGGGGCTAATCTATATCCGTCGTCAAGGAATAGTCTTGTAGCGTGTTGATAGTTCCCTACAAGTCCTTTAGGATTTGTTAACCCTGAAAAAACATCTGTTAAAAATCTTGTAAATTTGTTGGCCATACTATTATTTAGCCATAAAAAAAGCCCGGAAAAAATCCGGGCTTTTTAATTCTATTACTAGTACTAGTATTAGCCTTGAGCAGCAGTAGCACCAGTTGTTGCTTCGCCGAGTGTTCTTTCGACAGCAGCACCAATACCAACTCCAACTCCTTGCTCTCCAGCACCCCATTGTACCATGTTATCAAAGCGGATTGTTAGTGCAACCTGCATTGGTTCATTAGTACCATAGTTTGCATCTCCGTAATCAACGTTAGTTAGGAAACAACCGTACATTACTTGAGTTTCAAGTACGTTTACACCTGATGGGTTGTTACCATTACCACCGTCTAATACTTCGATCTTAGTAGTAAATTTGTAGTCAATACCTGATCTTGCAGAAGCCTGTTCAACAAAGTCAAATTGTTTCTGTACCTGTTGACCTACAAGTTTCTGTACTTCTCCACTTGCATCGTCACGTAAGTTTAGAGCTAATGTCTCAAATGTATACTTACCTGCAAGGTATACACGTGAGTTGTAAATCTCTAACGGCATTTCTTCAAAACCAACTTTTGGTCTTGAAACATCAACAACTTGTTTTGTTAACTCAGTTGCAGCAGTAACTCCAAATCCTAATAAAGTAACGCGGAAGCGATACTTTAATTTAGGCATCAAGAGCACTTGGTTGCCTGCGTCTGTTGGTACTGAGAAGTTATTAAGTGATGTAATAGGCATGATTAAATTTCTCCTGTGTTCTTGACACGCAATGGAATGTAGATGAATTCAATCGCCTTAACTGGTTCAATCGCAATATCAACATATAGTTCGTTGCGGTCGATTCTAGCAGGAGTATTATTTGTTTCATCACACACTACCGCGAAATCATACAGAGCTCTCAAACCAACCAACTCAAGTAGTAATGATTCTACCGCTTGTTTGATTTCGTCTCTTGTGATTTTATCATTTGGTTCAAAAATGTAAGGACGAGCCAATTTATTAAGCTGACTACGTAAGTACACTACCAAACGTGCTACGTTAATTCTATCTAGTGCAGAAGCATTTCTACCTCTAGTTTTCTGACCGTAGTTAACTAAACCAACACCATTAAAGAATGTAATTGGATTAATCTTTAGGTCATATAACGTATCTCTTTGTCCTTCATTAAGTGCAACAGTTTGGAATTCGCCAGTTGCAGCATCAATGTATCCTACTGCTGTAGCGTTTGAAATTCCACCACGTCTTGTACCTGCTGGTGCAAACCATGGATAAGCAACTTGGTCACTTAGTGCAACTGTTCTCATCATCATGTGTGTAGCAGGAACAACTGCGTTTGCTCCACCTAAATCAGTTGTAAATCCGTTTGGATAAAACACTGCCAAGTATTCGTCGAATGTAACAAGACCATCGTCACTGTTATCTACAACAAGGTTAGCATTTGAACCGTAGTTGGTCAATGAAGTAGCATTTGCTGGAAGTCTTAAAGGTGTGTCACCTAATACAAATGCTGTTAAACCTCTGTCAATGTTTAGGTTAACAAGGTTTGACATTACTTCAGTGTATCCTGGAGCAGCAATAATGTTGAAGTTTCTACGTTCTTCATCTCTAATCTGCTCACTTGTATCAATTACAGATTTCATAGCCTGTACTACAACCATACGCTGTGCTTTACGTCCGAAGCTACCTGAACCATCTTCTTGGTTGCCTGACTGTGTTACCCAACGATCAGTTGCATAACCACTCATTGCTTCGTCGCCGTTGCGTGGGTTGTCTGCTGTTACATCAATGTAGTTGTTAGCATAACGTTTAACGTTACCGCCACTTCTACGTAAGTTCCATAACAACATTCCTTTTGGATATAGTGCTGGATCTGGAGCATCTGGGTCTAGGTAATTGTTTGTAAGCAAGTCTTTGATAGTTGCCTCTGTATTACCTGTTGCACCTGATAAACCATAACGTGCATCAGCAAAAAGAACGCCTTCTTCTGTTGTTTGATCAGTTTTATCTAACTGTACCCATTCTAGTAATAAACCATTCCAACGATAAATTGTTGGGAAGTTTTCTAGATCAGCTGTTGAAATCCAAAGATCTCCATCAACTAGTGCAGTACCGTCGCTTTGTCCTGTTGTAGCACTTGGTGCTGTTGCAGAAACAATTGGACCTGCTGGACTTGCACTTGCGTAAACATTATGATATCCAACCCAATCACTGCCATTATGTACCATAATGTCAACTTCACTAAATTCTGGGTTGTACCATAATTGTCCATCAGCTGGTTCATTTTCTGGATTATTTGAACTTGCTTTAAAGTCTGCTGCTGCAAGTGGTTGCCAGTTAGAAGCAACATAATCTTCATCTGCACCTGATGGAGCAGTGTAGAAGTTAGATGTTCCAATTAAAGTATTAATACTAAATGGTGTAAACACTCCACCGATTGGTGTGTTTGTACCGTCAGTAATTCTAAAGTCGCCGCCTAAGTTGTGTGAAATAACAACTTCGTTGTCAGCTGTAATAGAAGCTTGAATGTTTGTAAATCCTGCGGAGTTAACAGCATTTGCCATTAATTCAGCATCATCTGCATTACCAGCAGCAGTAAAGGATACTTCAACACCTGCGTTTAGTGTTGCTGAAGTTTTTACTGATTCAGCAATTGTAAAAGTGTTTGATCCTACTGTAAATGAGCTACTTGTAATTTCATCTGAAGTAATTGATGTTGCTTCAGTTGCATTACGTCTCCACACTCTAAACGTTGCTGTTGCAGGAGTTGTATCATTGTTGCTGTTTTCGTTTGCATTTGATTGTACAAACAATGTATCAGCTGCAATGTTAACACCGCCACCGCTTCTATCTAATGTGTAAGTTGCTGTGCTACCGTTAGCATAAATCGGAGCATCAACTGCGCCCCATGATTTAGTAGCACTTGACCACTGATATGCTCTCCATCTTGCACCATTGTTAGGTTCTGTAGTTTTAATCCATACAGAGCCTGTTGGGCGTGGTTCGCTATCATCTACTTTCCATTCTGGAACAGATGTGTGTGCTGACTGTTGCAATGCTGGACCATAGTATGTTGCTTTTGCAATACCTAGTGCATCAAAGTCCATGTTTGGTAAAGTATTACCGTCACCAATAACAATTGCATTAGCAAGTGAACTATCACCTACTGCATCGTCTAATGTGCCATCGCTGTAAAGATAAAGTTTACCGCTAACGTTTCTAGCAACAACACCTTGTGTTGCTGTAATAGCACCGTTAATTGCTGTAACTAAGTCATCTAATGTACCTGTTACTTCAAAGTCTGTTCCGTTAATTGTAAAGTGGCCTGATGTTGCTGTAAATGTTGAGCCTTGTACTGTTGGATTACTAGCAGTCCAATCGTTACTACCTACTAATACCCAACTTCCTGAAGTTACTGTTGAACCGTTACCAGATGATTTATAGTAAATTCTAGCTGTTTCTTTTGAAGCAGTAAATGATCCACTTCCGTCAACAGTTTCAAAAACTACTGCATATTCGCCGATTGCACCAACTGACCCTTTTGGCACTCCGTTGTCAATTTTGGTTGTATCGTCATCTGTTAAAACTATTGGTGTTTTTGCAGCAAACTTTTGTCCACCGCTTGTTGTTACTGCTGCACCGTTCCATTCTTGAATACCGAATGTAGTGCCTCTAGTATCAATCCACCAAGTTCCATTGTCAGGATCCGCTCCCGGAGCCTCTGATGTACCTGCTAGTTGTGATAAGTCTACATCGGCTCTAGTTACAAACGCTGCGTTAGAAACACCTAGCAAACTATATGCTGCTAGAAGTCCGTATTCATTTAATTCGCTACCGTGAATCGGTGTATTACTTGCTGTCTTTTCAAAGTTTGGTACTCCAAAAAGATCTACTAATTCTTTCTGTGAAGTTACTTTAAATGCTGATCCAGCATTTGCTTTAGTTGTTGCCGCTGCTGTGCCTGTGCCTGCGGCGTTTTGTTTATCTTGTGCAGTTGCTACAATAATAAGTGGAGTTGTCCCTGGTTCTGCCGGGGTATAAAAACTCTCATCAATTACCGTAACTTCTACTCCTGGTGATTGTAGTGCCATTCTAATCTCTCCTGGTAATGTTAAAAGTTCATTACGTAACTTATGCTAATGTATTTAGCGTAATCTTTTAAAAATGGTGCTTTAAGGTGCATATATAAAGGGATTGAAAAGGTGTAAATAACATTATGAGACCACTATGTAAAGGGTGCAATAAACGCCCACGTGCAGTTAATTATAAGAAAGGTACTAAAACGTACTATCGCAAACTATGCGAAGGATGTTTAAAGTACGGCACTAACTATGGTATCACTATGTGGGAACAGTCAGGGTACAAGAAGAAGAAATCTTGCGACAAGTGCGGTTTTAAATCAACACACGATGACATATTCAAGGTATTCCATGTAGATGGAAACTTGAACAATTGTAGACCAACTAATTTAAAAACAGTGTGCTCGAACTGTGCTGTAATAATATCAAAAGAAAATGTTACTTGGAAGCAAGGGGATCTTGTAGCAGATTTTTAACCTTATCGTACATCTCTTGAATAGTTCCGTCATTGTCTATTTCATGATCAAACTCAGTACCTACCCAAGCCCATTCTGAAGCATGGATTCCGAGTTGCTTCATAGCATTCATTGAAACATTAATACCAGCATTCGCTCTTTTAGCATCTTCGTACCAAGGAGGAAGATCACCTCTTTTAACCCAAATTATAGTGCCGCCGGCTTGTTTAATACTCTTAATTTCGTTAGGAAATCTACAGTCGGAGATTACAATGTTATCTTCGCTTTTTCGTAATTTGTTTTCTAAACTAGCAATCCAAATATCATCATGAAAGTTTTTACGTGCTACTTCTGTACCCCAATACTGCAATACCCATCTCGGTGTAAGTGTAGGCATATGTAATCTATCTGCCCACCATTTGTCTACCTTTTCACGCCAAGCTCTTGCTTCTTTTGAACGTCCTTCTAATAGATCTCTATCCCAACCAAATACAGCCGCCACTGCATCTTTAAGAGTATTGGCATAGCTCTCTCGTCTAAACTCGTGGAAATTAACAAGATAGTCCGCAACTGTATCTTTGCCAGAACCGATAAATCCACAAACACCGATAATCATAATAAAACTCTCCTTAGTATGAGTATTATTATAACTGCTTATTTGCTAAATGTCAAGTGTTAATAATAAGGTTTTGGCTGACCAGCTTTGCCCGTATTGAGTTTACGAGCCAATACACTTGCTGTATTGATTGCTTTTGTACGCTGTTGACGTCTTGCTTGTGTAGGTGCTGTTCTAGCACGAGTACGCTTCATACGTTGTGCTTTAGCAACATCGTATTGCTGTACACATTTGGAAGGATGACTTACTTGTCTACCTGCTCTTGGTCCTGTTGAACAACGAAAACGCAGTTTGGTTTGTCCGCCACGCTGATTGTGTTTACCAACACCCCAAACCATTTTAGCGACTTCGGTGTACATTTGTTCATGTTCTTCTGTGATGAAATCTGATGCTTTCATTATCCAATAATCCAACTGTATCCTTGGCCGCCTGGAACTTGTGTTACCAATTCGGCTGTTAATCTATCAATATCTGCAAATCCTTCTTGTTTCATAGAAGCACCATTAAGAGCTGTGCCTCCTTGTGGACCTGCAATACTTGCAAACTTTTCTCTTGCTTGTCCTAACATAACTTTACAGTTTGCAAGAGTATAATCTCTAACCCACTGACTTGCATATACATCTTGTAAAATAACAAAGTCGGGTTTATTGTTGTAGCACCAAAGCAATACATTTTCATCTGCTCTCGGTCTCTGCATAATTGTTAATTTTTTGCTTTGCGGATGCCATGTAAAGTTGATAAATGAACCAAACATCTTTCCAACAAGTTCTTGATATTGTGCAAACAATTCATATGTTGCTAGTCCGCCCATATTAGTGGAACTTAACAAATAGGTATTTGTGTAAGCGAGGTTAAATGGTTCAAACACTGTACCACCGGTTCCGCCGCCTGTGCGTGACCCTACAGATCTTCTATAAATCTGTCTAACTTGCTGTATTTCGTCTGGTAAGATATATTCGTTTTTGTCTACTTCTAATGCAAGAGTAATATAACTTTCTTCGACAGCATTGTCGGATCTTTGCTTAAAAACTCCAAGTGCTTTAGATAATGCAGTTTCGTAGTGTATAGGATCGAGCTCAACGTCGATCATGCCATCGCCGAGAAACGCTTTACAATAATCAAAAACTTTCTGTTTTTCTTGTTCAATTTGGCTCATATAACTATTTATGCCTTAAGCTAGAAACGGTAAATAAGTATACTATGCCAAGATTAAGTTTATATCGTCCAGAAAAGGGCAAAGATTACAGTTTCATTGACAAAACTATTTGGGAAATGTTCCAGGTGGGTGGTACTGATATCTACCTACACAAATACCTAGGGTCAGGTGCTGCAATACAGGGTGATACACCTAGTACACCTGCATATTCTACTTTAGATCCTACGAATATACAAGATATGCTATTTCTGGAAAACAGAGACAGAAAATATGACTCTGATGTCCATGTTATGCGTGGTGTTTACAATGTTCAAGATATAGATTTCAATCTTAGTCAATTTGGTTTATTTCTACAAAACGATGTATTGTTTATTACCTTTCATATTAACGATACTATTGAGCGTTTAGGAAGAAGAATTATATCAGGCGATGTTATAGAATTGCCTCACTTAAAAGATTACAATGCAACAAACAATTTACAATTTGCTTTAAAAAGATTTTATGTTGTAGAAGATGTTAACAGAGCAGCAGAAGGTTTTTCAGTAACTTGGTATCCTCATTTATATCGTGCAAAATGTAAACCACTAGTTGATTCACAAGAATTCAAAGATATACTTGATCAAATTGCTAATCAAGAAGGTTTCAAAGGCGAGTTCAATCAAGGCAACACATACTATCCGGGAGATGTTGTTTCATATAACAATGAGAAGTACGAAGCAACTTGCGAGACAACAGATGCTCCTCCAGGAGAATGTTGGAAACTTGCTGACACACTTAAAGACATCATGTCTACATACGAAAAAGAAATGCAAATTACACAGGCAGTTCTTGATCAAGCAGAAGCCGATACACCTCAAAGTGGATATGATACAACTAAACTGTTTACGCTACAAAGAACAGAAGATGGCAAACCTGAATTAGTATCAGCAGATGATACTATTAATGATGCAGATATTGATACAATCACTGCTGATACGGTATATGCTAATGCTGAAGCTAATGGATATGCAGGTTACATACTAGGCGACGGACTTCCACCTAATGGTGCTCCGTTTACACAAGGCATAGCGTTCCCATTGGGAGCATCAGAAGGGCAGTATCATCTTAGAACTGATTATAAACCAACAAGATTGTTTATCTATAGAAAAAATAGATGGGCTAAAGTAGAGGATGATGTGAGAACAAATATTACAAATCTAAGTGACAACGATGTTGCAGTAGGTGCTGACTTCGCAGGAAAAGTTACTAGAGAAACACAAAAAACTTCGTTTATTAATAACAACAACGAACAGGTCATCGACGGACAAACTGTTAAAGAAAAACAAAGTCTATCTAAAGCACTTAGACCGGAGGCAGATAATTAATGCGTATTGAAGAAATATTTGGTTTTACAACTAGTCGTCCAAAAAAAGTTTCGATAAAAAGACGTCCACAAAAAGACGATGACGAACCTCTTGCAATTAAATTACAGCAAAGAAGAGCCGCTGCGGCAAAAGGTGATAAAACAGCGTTTACACACGATTTCAAAAAGGCAAGTAAGTAATGGATTTTTTCTACGACGGACAGCTTAGAAGATACGTAACACAGTTTATGAGAATATTCATAGGCTTTAAGTATCAAGCCGGTAATGGTGATCAACAGACTATTCCTGTTATGTATGGTGATCTAACAAGACAGGTAGCAAATATTATCCGTGAAAATTCAGAAAACAAAATGCCTACAGTTCCAAGAATGGCTTGTTATATTACAGGCCTAACTATGGACACAACAAGATTAACTGATCCCACTTTTGTTAGTAAGGTAAACATACGTGAAAGAAAATATACAGTAGACGAAAGTGGAAATAGAACTTATACAGGTGCACCAGGTAAAAACGTAACAGTTGAAAGATTGATGCCAACACCATATAAGCTCACAGTAAGAGCTGATTTATGGACATCTAATACAGATCAAAAATTACAAATACTAGAACAAATTATGGTGTTGTTTAATCCTGCCTTTGAAATACAAACAAATGACAACTATATAGACTGGACTAGTTTGAGTGTTGTTTACCTAACAGGAACAAACTTTACATCTAGATCTATTCCAGCAGGAGCAGATTCAGATATTGATATTTGTAGTTTAGACTTTGAAATACCAGTATGGATTTCGCCTCCAGCTAAAGTTAAAAAATTAGGAATTGTAAGAAGTATTATTGCTAATATCTTTACTGAAGAAGGCAATGTAAAAGATCTTTCGCAATTAGTATTCAACAGTTCAAATCCAAATGCTGTTGCATACGTAAATGCAAGATATCCTGTGTTATTGTTCAAAGCAAATAATGGTCAAGATTATGATTATGAATTAACAATATTAGATCAAACTGCTGCTATACAATCATTAGGATTAGATGTTAAAGAATTTTCAGACGGTAAAAAACTTGACTGGAACGGTGTAACAGCTATGCTTGGCGGATTTACAACAGGCACAAGTATGGTACATTTCAGACAACCTAACGGAAATGAAATTTCAGGAACGTGTGCAATACACCCAACAGATCCTTTCATAATGTTAGTAAGTATGGACCAAGATTCATTACCTGCAAACACAGCAATAGCTTCATCGAATAGATCAGCAAGTAGTCTAACTACAATAGATGCTGTTATTGATCCTACTACATTTAATCCTATCGAAGCATGGGGAGGTTTAAGTAGTATTCCATTAGGAACTCGTTATCTATTACTAGAAGAAATTGGATACGAAGGAAATGTTGACGGAGCGGAAGCATGGAAGGGCAGTGATGGTTCTAGTCAAACATCTTATAAATTAAAACAAAACAGCATTGTTGAATGGGACGGATCTTCGTGGGAAACTGTAATGGATCCTGATACTTCTGTTTCGATCATCTACATAACCAATCTTAAAACTGGCATCCAATATAAATGGGATGGCATCCAATGGCTCAAATCATTCGAAGGAGAGTATGCCCCAGGTTTTTGGAGATTTGATCCAGAAGGCGCATAAGTAGTTTTATGCAAAAACGTGCAGGTTTGTTATATCTATCAGCTGATACTCGACGAGTCCTTCTTATTTTAGAAAATGAGAAATGGACTGTTCCTACATTTGTCAGATCAGAAAATGTATTAGAAGATTCAAAAAATTTACAAGAATCTTTTGCAAAAGGTAAAATTCTTCCTATTGAATTATATCTATCCAAAGATCAAGGATTTGAATATAGCACCTATATTTGCTTAGTACACGAAGAATTTCTACCTACAGATGTTTATACATTTTGTTGGGCTACATTAGAATATCTACCCAAGAATATTCATGTAGGTTTAAAGAACACATTAAATAATAATCTAATAAGAACAAAGATAGAAACAGTTTTGGAGTTAGAAAATGCATCGTTTACTTGATCAACCAAGAGTTAAAGAAGAACTTGCTAGTTTTAGAGAAAGAATCGAAAACGTTAAGAGCGAGTCGTTAAAACAAGAATGTGGATCTTTATTAACACAATTAGTCGGCGAGATTAAAAACCTCGATATGTATCATGATCAACTATTTGTAAATCCACAAAAAAAATTATCAGGAATGTCTAACGACAGTAGAGAAAACGTTTCTATTTTACGTAGAAAATTAGAAAGTAAACTTAAAGATATTAAAAGAGCTAAACTATAAAGTTTGGAAACTTTTTACAGTTATACTGCCAACCATTGCGGCATGACTTGAACATTGATATCTGTAACCGCCTGATATAGACTCAGGAACCTTCCAGTATAAAACACCACCATAAGCAGCATTAGCAGAAGCACCTGTTGTTACAGTACCATTATCTAATACATGATACAAACCTTCATCATAGTTCGAACCTGCTGCTGTTTGTATCTGGAAAGGATGCGAAGCACTAACTCCAGATAAATCAAAGGCTATAGTTGTTCCTGAAATACAGTAAACTGTAGGATTGTCATTTGCTGCACCATATTGATCGAATCTATATGCTACTGTTCCATTTACACTAACGCTTAACATTGTAATTGCAGGTAGATAAACTTTGTCAATGGTTAAAGATGCATTGCCAGCATCTTGTAGTGTAGAAAAGTTTGCTGCGCCGCCGCTTTGTGTATTAGTGATTGTAACGGTATCAGTTCCAGGAGTAGTTGTAATTTGTATTCCTGTTCCTGCTGCAAGAGTTAAAGTATCAGTTGCAGAATCAGCAGTAACATCAGTTTGTCCGCTTACCGCTATAGTAGAAAAAGCATTCTGATTTGCTTCGCCACCACCTGCACCTACAGAGCTAATTGTAACTGTATCTGTTGTTGCATCTGTAGTGAGTGTTACATTAGAACCAGCAACTAATGTTAATGTGCCAGTTGGACTATCTGCAACTACATTGTCTTGTGTTGCTACAGCAATTACTCCAAAACTACTAGCTTGTCCAGCACCTCCGCTGGTAAGAACGTTCCACACTCCGGCAGTGGCATCATATTGCCATGTGGTTCCGCTCTGTGAAAACTGTTGTCCGTTTGTTGGACTGTCTGGATAATTAATTGCCATTTATGTACCTCAGTAGTATTTAGTATTTCTTAACTCTTATATTTAAACCGTTTCTAGTGTTTAAATTTGACATAACTTTTCTAGGCCCGATCTTAAATCTCGCATCAACAGCACCCTGATATAGAACTCTTGGAGATCCACCTTCTAAACTTCGATAGTCAGTCCAATTCGCATCGTTAGGAGTGGTTGATTCAGTACCATAATAAAAGTCCGAACTGTCTTGGGCTGTAAGTCCAAGGCACCATTCTTTTAATTCTTTCCATGTCCAGTCTCTGTTGTGTTCCATAATTGTTGCTAAAAATCCACAAGCAACAGGACAAGCAGCACTTGTTCCACTGAAAGCACAATCATATGCAGTTCCACCGTTATATGTAAATCCACTGTATGTAGCAGGATACTGTCCTTGATTGGTATAAGCCTTGTTTGCTGCTAGTGTGCCATCAGCAGCAGCATACACATCTATACCTTCACCTCTATCGCTATAACTTACTTTAGTTTCAAGACTACCATTATAATCATCATCTAATGCTCCGATGTTTATAGTTTTATAGTCAGTGGTTCCATCTTCTTTAATGTATCTTCCACCTTGTTGTGGAAATCCTGTTCTATTTGTTGTTCCGTATACAGCAACACCAAATTCAAACATTACTGAACCTTCTAAACTTCCGCCGTCGGTTGTTGTAATGTAATTGTTGTAATCAGGATGACCTTCTTTAACTACCTTTTGGTTAGAATTTCCAGCTGCACCTATGAATATCACACCTTCTTCTATCATCTCGTCCTCAGCAGTAGTCAGTGAATTATCAATCATTTGACTTTTCCAACGTCCGCCGTCCCCCTGCGTTCCCATATGACTTAACCAAGCAATTCCAGTTTCTGTTGTATAGGATACATTGGCAGTTGCACGGTGAGTATAATATAAGGTTGATGCATTAGAAACATTGGCATTGGATCCGCTTGGAGCCTTGTTTGATCGAAACCCCCAACTGTTAGAACTTAGTGTTGGATCTTTTGCACCAAAGAGAGGATTAACAGGTTTTAGTCTATGAAATAGTTTTTGTATATCAAATCCTTCTTCAATACCTGAACCATAAGCTCCATAAAGATCAAGCATCCATTTATTAGCATTGTACGCCCAGCCCTGTGTTCTTCCGAATGTTAATGCACCACAAGGTGTGCCGTGTTCTCCATCAGTGCCTGATGGTCTAATAGTATTATCGCCACTTGTATTTAATCTGGTATAAGTTGCGCTAACTGTTACTGTTCCTTCGTTCGCAAACTTTGCGCTTCGCGCACCGGCATTCCCCCACCAATCTCTTGCCACACTCTCCACAGGAACAGTTGTACCGTCCCAGCGTGTGGTTAATCTTGTACCTGGATCAGCATCAAACCATTCTGGATCAATATAATAAGGTGCATCAAGAACAAGATCCAATACATCGCAAGTACCGTTTCCTGGAAGTAAATTTCCGCCTGTATATCCTGTTGGCTTTTCAACTTCTGTTACTCCATCTGAAAGTAATACACAATTGTTTTGGAATTCGGGATGTCCTATCCACATTCCTTCGTCACATACAATAACATCAATATTTTTTCCTGTTCCGTACTGAGTAGGATTTATTTCAGGGATAGCATTATCTGCTAGTGAATTATCTACCCAAGGATCTAAAAACTGTTGATGTCTATAAAGTGAATAACTTGCACGATTAGAATCTGCTGCTGTAGGTATTCCACCTGGCAATGTATTAGAAACTGAAAACTCTCTATAGTTTTTAATTGTTCCGGAATAACGAGCTACTAATTCTGGACGGACTGCTTGTAGTTCATCCTGTGGTGGTTTAAATTCTTCTGGATATTTAGAATAATCGATATTAATAAATCTTATTCTAGGATCATTTTTAAGTTGATCTGCTTCTTCTTGTGTAAGTAGGTATGTACCGCGAGTTGAACTATGTAATTTATCATCATCACATTCAATACAACGTTCCGGTACTTCGTCACAATTATGGCCATCGTGTACAAGTTCGTGATGTAGTTCGTCCCATTGTTCTTCGGTATACGTACCAAGTTGGTAATATTTTTCCTCAGCCATAGATCACCTTATACTAAGTTTACCCAAGAACCGTTTTCATAACCTTGAAATTTATTAGTTGTTGTATTGTAAATTAAATCACCGTTTTGTGCAGTTAATAGATCTCGTTGAGCGGTTGTAAATGAAGCCATCTTAATAGGAGATGATGTTACTTCTACTCTGGTTCCTGCTGTTAATTGTATTTCATTATCTGAAAATAGTTCAGGTACACCCGAACCTTGTGATATAACACTTCCTTGAACAGTAAGGTTATTGCTTACTGTTAAATCGTTGTTAACTGTTACATTGTTTTCAACAGTTAAATCACTGTTCATTATTACTGCTGGAGTAAAGGATATTGCCGAACTATCACCTGTATCGATTATGTTTCCTGTAAATGTAAAGTTACCTACAGAAGCAACGGATGCTCCGCCAGTAAATACACCACCAGTTGTAAATGCAGTAAAGCCTGTTCCGTTTACAGGTGTAGTTAATGTTGAATCTGAATAAAGTGCAAATGTTCCACTTGTTAAAACATCTGCAAAATAATCATTACCGTTAAGTTCTGTCATACCACCGACAGATGAAAATGTTACCGGTTGTCCTTCATATAATCCATGATCACCAAAGGAAGTAATTACTACCGGGTTGGCCTGTGTTGCACCATTGACCACTCCTGATACGCCTGCTACTGAATCGTCTCCTGCAGACCATTGTGATCCATTCCATTTTAAAACTTGATTAAGTGCCGGCGACATTGCTGAATCAACATCTGATAAACTCTTAATGCTTTGAGAAGTTATAGCAGTTAAGTATCCTGACAACGCATGATTACCCCAACTGTATGCTGAATCCCATTGAGAAGAATTTGCTGTTGCAGTTGTTAGTGCTGTTGTTGTTGCGTAATCTGCTAGTGTAGTTGTTAGTGCTGTTGATGTAACGCCATCAGTAATTCCATATCCGCCTAGTGTTGTTGGTGTTCCTGTTAGTGATGAAAATGCACCATCAAATGTACTTGCATCAGTAATTCCATAACCTGCTAGTGTAGTCGGAGTGTTTGATAATGAACTCCATTCGCCATCAAATCCTTGTGGTGCGTCTTCAAATGTAAATGTTCCAGAACCGTTTGTAGTGAGTATCTGCCCATTTGTGCCATCACTGATACCTAAATCTAAAATCGAAGTAACTAAAGATTCTAATCCACTTACTGGCTGAACCCATTGATTAGAACTTCCATCACTAGTATAAACATACAGTCTGGCGTTAGATGTGTTAAACCAAATTGTACCTGTTTCAGGAGCACTTGGTGATGTATCACCTAATTCTATACTACCACTGCCGCCACCAACTCCTGCTAATTCTGCTTTTGCAAGAAATGCAGCATTTGAAACGTTCGATAAATCCACTTTAACAAGCGGCATTCCTCCAACATCTTCGGCGTTAAAAACTCTTAGTGTATTATTTGTTTGATCGTAAAAAATCTCGCCTTTGGCGCCGGTTTTTCTGTCAAGAAAATCAGCATCTCTAGGCGATATTCGTAAGTTATTAATAATCGGTAATCTAGCCATTCTGTATTTGCACCATATTTGTTACATAGTATTTATCTAATGCCATATCTTTCACTATCACGCTTACAGCGCCTATAAATATGCATATGAAACTCTTAAAAGACATTGGAATATTCGAGAGCGCAGTAACTGACGAAACCTGTGATAAATTGATTGAATATTATGATCAACTAACAGATTTAGGTATGTCACATACTAGAATTAGCACTAACGATTCTCCCGGGCACCTAAAAAAGGACTCTGCTGCATTTTTATTCGAACCTCCAGCACTTAATCTTTCCACAGAAAACCCTGCGGTTAGGGACAGTGTCCAGCAAATTATTTATTGTTGGGAACAATATATAGATCATTACAGTGTATTATCATCTGTCGATCCACACAGAATTTACTATATGAAACTGCAAAAAACCCTACCAGGAGAAGGTTATCATGTATGGCATTACGAATCTGATAACCGAGAACGTTCAGGTAGAGTTGCTGCGTGGGGGTTATATCTTAACACTGTCGATGAGGGAGGAGAAACCGAATGGCTTTATCAGTCTGTAAGGGTTCCTGCTACAAAAGGTACATTAGCAATTTGGCCAGCCGGTTATACTCATACACATAGAGGTAATCCACCTCTAAGTGGTGAAAAGTATTTGTTAACAGGTTGGATCGAATACTAATGAACAAAATTAAACTTTTTCCTATAGAATTATTCGAATTTAAAAAAGAATTTGATTTTGATCAAATTATAGTAGACTGCGAAAAATATGCTGATTTGATTAAACATTCTGATGTTATTTCATCAATGAGAAATCTACACGATAAGCCTGAATTGAAAGAATTATTTGATTGGTTTAGACAGTGTTTAGATGAAATTAGATTGAAGCAAAAATATGACTGCGATAGTTTTGAAATAACAAGTAGTTGGTTTAACAGATCATTACCTCAATCTCAAATGTCATTGAATTTGCATAGACATAGTATGAGTTTCTTTAGTGCAGTTTTTTATCTTACTGAAGGATCTCCTACAGTGTTTGAAGATCCGGTAATACATCGTACACAAGCACAACTTGAAGTTTTAAGAGAACTAGATAAAGATTCAAGCCCGCATCAAAGTATAGAAGCAGAACCAGGAAAGTTAATTATTTTTCCTAGTTGGCTTTTTCACTTTAGTGCTCCACACATAGGCGATAAAGATCGTTACGTTATTAGTTTTAATACTATGCCGCAGGGGCTTGTAAATTATAAATTAGCAACAGATAGCGTTGCCTCTATTAAAATATTGAATAAGGATAAAGGATGGTAAAAGACCTAATTGTGTTAGGCGGCGGCAATGCTGGTCTTATGACAGCATTATACCTTAAAGAAAGTATTCCTAATCTTAACCTAACTGTAATTAAATCATCCAAGATTGGAACTATCGGTGTTGGCGAAGGATCTACTGAACATTGGAAAATGTTTGCTTCTGCAACTAGAATTTCAATCGTAGATATGATAAGAGAGTGCGGTGCTACATTTAAGATAGGAATTAAGTTTGAAAATTGGCATGGTGATGGAACTAGTTACTATCATAGTTTGCCTGAAGCTCTAGTAGACACAGATAGTTATACAGGTATTCCGTATGCTATGCTTAAACTTATTGCAGATGGTACAGGCACAGAAAATCTGCACTGGCAATTGCCTATGGACGGATATATTAGAGAACCGTTAGATCAATACTATCAGTTTCATTTTGACAGCGAAAAATTAAACACGTATCTTCTAAAAAAGTGTGATGAAAGAGATATTAAAGTTGTTGATGCTGAGATCAATAATTGTGTATTAGATAACGAAGGGTTTATTTCCTCTATAGTCGATGACAATGGGCTATCATATTCAGCAGATTTCTTTATAGACAGCAGTGGATTTAAAAGAGTACTTGCATCAAGACTTGGAGCAGAATGGGTTGATTGGTCAGAGTACTTACCTACAAACAGTGCGTTGGCTTTTCAAACACCATACGAAGAAAATATTCCTCCATATACACTATCTCGTTCTATGAATGCTGGATGGATGTGGAGAGCTCCTGTACAGGATAGATTCGGTAACGGATATGTTTATGATGATAGATTTATTTCAGAAGAAAATGCATTAAAAGAAGTACAACAATACTTTGATTTTCCTTTAAACATAGGACGTAGAATCAAATACACTTCAGGAAAAGTAAACAAAGCATGGATTAAAAATTGTGTTTGTATTGGATTAAGCAGTAACTTTGTTGAACCGTTAGAAGCAAGTAGCATATCAACTACTATACAACAGAGTAGACTACTAGCAAGTTCTCTTTGGAATTGGAATAGATCAGATCAAGGAACAATTAACAAATATAATGAAATTGTTGATGACATGATGTTTAATATTTTAGACTTTATACAATTACATTATTATACTCAAAGACAAGACACTAAGTTTTGGAAGTGGTGTAAGAATGAAATGAAGATTACAGATTTTAATAAAGAGAATTTATCAAACTTTAAAAATAATTTTATTAGTCAAACATTATTACCAGAAGACGGAACGTTCGGAACCTATAGAATTTATGATTGTTTAAATTGGATTCAAGTAATGCACGGGTTGCGTATGTTTAATATAGAAAATATCAAGAAGATATATAATAGTCATACCCATTTAAAAAATATAGAATTAGAATTTTTGCAATTGCCAAGTCAACCAGATGAAACATGGATTACTTGTCGTGATGCTGTAAATTTAGTCAAGAACAGTGTAACGGAAATTAAGTTATGATTAGATCATTATGTGTACTAGGTGGAGGAACTGCTGGATTAATTTCTGCATTAATGATGCGTAAAGCATATCCTACTTTAAAAATTACAATATTAGAATCGTCTAAGATAGGTATTATTGGTGTAGGTGAAGGCAGTACAGAACACTGGAAACCTTTTATGGAATATATCGATGTTGATGTTCCTACAATTGTAAGAGAGTGCGGAAGTACATTTAAAATAGGTATTAAATTTACAAACTGGAACGGCGACGGAAAATCTTATTGGCATAGTTTAACAGAACAGTATAACACTTTACATCAAGATAACGATGCCCCATTAAGTTGGTTTAGATACACAGGCGAGAATTGGGATCCTGAAGAAACTGCTTGGGATTTATCAAGAAATAGCAAACATCCTGAGCCTTTCCATGAAATTATTTCTCAATATCATTTTGATACATTTAAATTAAACAAATTTTTTCATAAGTTATGTGCAGAAAGAAACATAGAAGTTATTGACACAGATATATCTGATGTAATCGTTGATAAAGATGGCTATGCTGATTACTTAATAGATGAACACGGTAAACAATATAAAGCAGACTTTTACATTGATAGTAGCGGCTTCAGAAGAATTATAAGCAGTAAATTAGGTGCTAAATGGGTTGATAAACAAAAACAATTACCAATGAATAGTGCTATTGCATTTCCAACAGGTTACACTGAAAACATTCCTTCCTATACTGAAGCAACAGCATTAAGTAGTGGATGGGTATGGAGAATTCCAACACAAGAAAGATATGGAAATGGTTATGTTTTTTGTGACAACTTTATCAATGAAACACAAGCATACGATGAAGTTTCAAAGCATTATAAAGAAAATTTAAAAATTACTCAAGAATTAGAAATAGGTAGAAAAGTAAAATTTAGTGCAGGATATTTAGATAAATTCTGGATTAAAAACTGTTTAACAGTTGGGCTATCAGGTATGTTTGTTGAACCATTAGAAGCAAGTAGTATAGGTTCTACAATACAAGAAATTAGATTAGCTATTCCTAGTTTCCATTACTGGACTCGAGGAGAAACAATAACAGAAAATGTTTTTAATGATAGAATGATTAGAATAGCTGAAAATATTGTAGACTTTATTCAATTACACTATATTACTAAACGCAATGATACTGAATTCTGGAAATGGGTCAACAAAGAAATTGTTTATACAGATTTTATTAGAGAAAATTTAGAATACTTTAAAAAGAATGGTGTTAATTCACAAATGTTCGGAATAGAACCATTGTATATGTTTTCTTATCTAAATTGGAGTCAAGTAATGCACGGTCTATCATTATTTGATTATGATGCTCGCAAGAAGTATTGGGAAGAATTTTGGAGTAAAGAACATTCAGAAAATTTGGATAATTTATTTAAACACGGCAATGCAGTAGATATGAGTACTGTTCGAACACATAGAGAAGCATTAAATATTTTAAAAGAAAGATATTTGGAAGTACGTTATGAATTATAATGCAGTGATTTTAGGTGGCGGTTCCGCTGGCTGGTTAACAGCACTATGGGTTAAGAAATTTTGGCCTAATCTCAAAATTGCTATCGTTGAAAATCCTAAGAAACCTCCTATTATTGCAGGAGAAAGTGGAACGACTACGTTTGTAGATCTATTAAGAAAGATTGACATAGACAAAGATGATTTTGTTACAAAGGTGTTTGCTACACCTAAGTTAGGTGGAAAATTTACAGACTGGAACGGTGTAGGGACAGAGTTCATACATTGTTTACAAACAGATTATGCACCTTGGTTAGATGGATGGAGCGATTATTACGATACTCCGGAGTCTCAGCCTTTACTGTTTGGTAATATGCTAAACATCATGCAACGAGAAAGAGAAAAAGATACATATCTAAAAACATTAATAGCAAATAATGTTCCTTTGTCAGATGCATTCTATGCAAATCAATTTATAAAAAATAATAAAGTTCCTTTCGGTTCTAGTACACACAACCTGCCTGTTATTCCTATGTGGCATTTTGAAAGTAGATCAGCTGCTGCTTATTTTAAAGAAATAGGACTATCAAGAGGAATAGAACTTATCGAAGGAGAGTTTCAAAGTGCAAAATTAAAAACTGACGGAAACTGTGAATCAATCTTACTAGATGAAAATAGAGAAATAACAGCAGATTGGTTTTTTGATTGTAGTGGTTTTGCTAGATTACTTTTAGAAAAAACCATGAAGGAACCTATTTTAGATTATACAGATTACTTTCCAGCTAGAGCAGTAGTTGCCTGGTGGGACGATCCTTGTTACTGTGTTACAACAAATGCTATTGCAATGAAGTATGGCTGGAGTTGGAACATTAATCTAAGACATAGAAGCGGAAACGGTTATCTATATGATCCAGATCATTTAACATTAGATCAAGCAATACAAGAAGCGGAAAAACGATTTGATAAAAAAATAGAACCTATAGCAAACTTTAGTTTTCAACCTGGAATGATGAGAAACACTTGGAAAAACAACGTCATAGCTATTGGTTTGAGCAACGGATTTTTAGAGCCGTTAGAAGCAAACGGGGTTGCTGTTATTATAGAAAGCCTATATGCACTACAAGATCATTGGCACCCTGAAAGAAAAGGATATGTATCTAACAGATTTAATGACAGAGTTTGGTCAGTGAGTGAAGATATTAAAGATTTCTTAGCGTTACATTATAGAGGAAAACGCAAAGACACTGAGTTTTGGCAAAGTCATCAAAACGATGAATTTAGAATTCCGGAAACTTTAAGATTAAAATTAGAGGACTGGAAACAATGGTATTTGCACGGAGGTGCAGAACCACTTTATAACGGGTATAGTCCAACAGCATGGCTGATGGTATTACAAGCACTACAGGTATATGATCATAGCATACTTTCAGCTAGATACGAAAAACTGCTAACAATATCCTCAAATGTGCTAAATAATAATATACAACGTTACAAACAGCTTGTTGCTCCATTTTTAACCATTGAGCAATGGGTGGATAATTATGCTAAATAGTATGCAAGGAGTTAATTGTAATGAAAACTTATAAGATTATTTTAAGAGTGGCACACGGAGTACTCGAAGTTAGAGAAGACACTTGTCAGGCAAGAAACGCTGAAGAAGCACAAAAAATCTTCGAAGAAAGACACGGTGTAGAACTAATTGTTGCTGGTCCTTTGCCAGTTAGCAATTAACGATCAAACCCCATTTCTTTTCTAGCAGATTCAAGCTCGTCTTTAATAGCTTGATTAACAAATTCCGAAGGTAAACCTAAACAAGGCCTAGTATCCCATTTTAAATGTGCATACGGGCCTTTTTCATCTACATACTGTAAAAATGCCTGTATTACTTTTTGTCCAGTATACGGCTCTCTCCAATGTTCGTGTCTACGACCACTGTAGATAACTATGTCTCCAACATCTAAGATTATTTCGTGAATGTTGCCTTCTTCATTTTTAATGTATAACGGCCAGTCTTGATCTTCTTTTGTAATAGAAACACTTACAGATATTTCAGAACTGCTACGATCAAAGTGCTTTCCTAGTTCAGATCCATTGTAATATATGCGAGCATAACTGTAAACAGGTACTAATTTCTTTCCTACTTTTTCACTTACTAATGGTGTAAGTTTTAGCATTAATGCTTCAAACATTAAAGGAGCATATCTTGCAAATGTATTTTCACACATATCTGATAAGTTTGCACCAGGATATAATACTTGACATACATCGTTTTGCATTTCATATTCTAATGCCATAAACTCGCAAAGCTCTTTGCTTACGGCATTTTTAACAATAATATAATCTTCTTTCATCATACTAACGGAATCATACTCATGTTACCAAAAGGTCTTTCTACATAGTTTCTAATAAACTCATTATTAGGAATAGTATGTATATCAAAACCTAGTGTAGTTCTATAACCTTCGTAAGGTTCTAGTACTTCTACTTTGTGTTTTACAAATCCAGGACCAAAATATATTTGTCCGGGTTTATTTTCAATAGTCCAATTTTCAAACACTGTGTTTGTTTTTTTAGGATCTATTGATATATAGCCATGATAATCAAACTCATGTCCGTGCCAATCTAATACTTCATCGTGTTTATGATAGTTGATCCAAGATTGCAACCATAAAGGTCGATCATCGCCAAGTTCTTTTCTTACAAACTCTCTTAATTCAACATATAAAGAATACCATGCTGTACTAGGAGCAGTTAGTGTAAACACATTATACTTGTTATAGGACCATGTACTATCTTTGTCAGGAAAGACAGTTTCAAATACCTTATGTGCTTCATTAAGGCTGTGAACTATTTCGTCGTAGTTTTCTAAAATAGTTTTAGATGTTATGAGTTTGTATTCCATATGTTTCTCAAATTCATGTTAATCACCATTCTAAATTTAGAATTTCTTGCCCATGAAGAACTATGATAATACTTTCCAGGAAATATTAGTATTCTTCCTTTTTTAGGTGTTACTCTTTGCTTAACTGTAAAATTATTTTCTTTTATTCTAATAATATCATCTTGACCGCTACTGTATGTGTCGTTGGTTTCGTTAAAAATAACAGTGTCGCCATCGCTATCATTGACATAATATATTGCATTCCAGTGTTCAAAAAAACTATCTATATGCGGCATATGCCAGTCTAATTTACTTACTTTGTTAGGTAATGTTAAGTTTGCTCGCATTCTAATTAACTGATTAAAAGAAACATTGGCTTGACTTGTGATACTTAACACTAAAGGATACATTACATTGAAATGCATACTTTTAGGTTCATTATGTTCATAGAAAAAATGATTAAACCCTGCATGATTGTCTTCTTGTGTTTGAAAATCTTCATCGCCTGATACCATTGATTGATTGAATACCCAACCAAAATCCCAACCAGTCATTAAATTTAAAATGTGGTCTTGATAGTCTTTAGGTATAATATTATCAATTACAATTATATCATTAGTCATGTACTGCTACTCCATAGAAGTTTATAAACAAACTACTATCTTCTTTAGTTTCTCCGTAAAATTTTTCAATCTTATGAGGTTTTTCAGGTTCAAATATAACACATCTATTAAACACATTTTCTACTTTAATAGAAGGAACAATAGCATTTGATACTTTACTATAGAATGTTATTCCTGAATTTTCAGGAGGATTAGGATTTAAAAATATTGTTCCTGCTATATTGTACATTCTATTTAATTCAACTATTTCTGATGTATGTTTACTATCAACTAAATTAAAATCACAATGCACAAAATTAAATCTATATTTGTTAGGCACATGAACTATTAGTTTTGCAAGAATTGTATCAAACAAATTAAAGTTTATTTCGTCAAGAGTTTTTGAACGCAATCCGTAATACGCATCATTATCTTGTTCTAAATAATCTAATTTTAAAGCACTGTGTCTAACAAGTGTAGGTGCTTCAAAAAAGTCATCTATAACTTTTACAGGTTGTTTAACGTCTTTGATCATATTGCTTTAACAAAAAACACTTGTGTTAATCGGTTAGTGTCTTTACTGTTCCCAAAAAATTCTTCTGCACTGTGCCATGCTCGTGTGTCAAACATTATACATCTATTGTAGACACTCTCCATAGTTACTGTTTTTTTAAAAAGTTTTGTTTGTTCTTCTCTGTATTTTTGATATGGTTTTCTTTCTTCTTCAGTATCAGATAATACATCTTTCATAAACTTGTCTGCATATTCATCTAAATTTAGATTATCTTTATCTTCATACACAACAGTTCCACTTCCTAGTGGAGCTTCTTTGTTAAGATAAATTACTCCTGCAATATTAAGTTTTGGATCATCGTCGTGTACCCAACCTCTTCCATATGTTTCATCTACCATGTGGAATGCTGTTTGAAATTCAGAGAAAGATCTATAACCATAATCTCTAATCCAGAAAAGTAATTTTTTTCCGAACATTTCAAACAACGGTAAATTATTTTCATGAAATAACTTAGTTCTAAGACCCGGCCAACTACCTCGCTTTCCTTTAAAAAATTCTTGATCTAGTGCAAATTCTCTCCATAGATCTGGCTCGTCGTAGAAGTTATCTATAATAGTTGTTGGAAAGTAAGGATACAGATTTCTATCTTTAATTTGATTATTAGAGATATACTGACTAGAAGCCTTATCGCTTTCTATCAAACTATTAATATAATCGTTATCCATTCTTTTGACCTGCTGTAAAATTCATAGTAAGTACAATTCTTTGGTTATGCATCTTAGGACAAGTACTTGCATGAAAGTGCCAACCATTGAATACAAGAACTTTTCCTTGAAGAGGCTCGCTTTTAAATTTACGATGATACTTTTGTCCTGTTAATAAAGGTTGATCTTTCTCGTGAAAAATTACAGTATCACCATCGCTTGAATTAACATAATAACACGCTGTAAAATGTTCCTGTTCATAATCTCTATGCGGAGTATTATATTCATAAGGTAAATGAGGGAAACTATACTTTGTGTTTAACAAAAATCCTAATCTCATTCTAAGTAATGTATGTAATTCTAATCCTGCTTTTTCACAAGTTGCATTTAACAATGGCATAAAAAAATCTAAGTGAGGATTATGTTGATTATTAGGATGATATATTAAATGAGCAAAACTAGGTGTTGAATGTCTTGGATCTTGATCTAAACGATCTTCATATGTAGTATCGTTCATAAAATGCCAGTCAAACTCAATATTAGTAACTTTATTTAAAATTTCCATAGAGTAATTGTAATCAATTACATCATATATTTCAATTGGTTCAAAATCAGTCATGTTGTATCCTATAAAAATTTCTATCAATACTTCCTGTTGCATCTTCAGTTGGAAGTTTCTGCCAACAAGGAATACTCATAGACAATCGCTTTCCTTTAGGATATGCACAATGATACATTCTTGAAGGAATATATAAAACGTCTCCTGGTTTAAGTGTAACGTCTATTGCTAGTTCTAAATCATCTTCTTTAAGTTTATTGTTTAGCAAACCAGTTCTATGCATATAAGTTATTCTATTATTAAAAATTTTCCAGTGTGTTTCGCCTTCAACTTGAATAATAAAATTAGCAGGATAGTCTTCATGTATATTAAAACTTTTTGCATCTTGTAAACCAAAGTAAACATGAATAGCTGAATTTACACTGTACATACTTTCAAACATTGCAAGAAGTTCCATAGTTTTTTTACTATAGAATGCATAATCTAAATTAATTAAACCGCAACCTTCGTGTAGTTTGTCAAATAAAAATTGTTTATCTTGAACAGGCCTATTCCATATCCACGATTTATTGTATGCTGGTACTTCTATTTTAGTACCTGTAGGATCAATAACTTCAAAATTATACTGTGCTGAATTATTCATAGTCCATTCAACATCGTCCCACGTACAATATATACTAGGATCAGAAATAAGATTTTCCCAATAATGCGGAGCATCATTGATCATTAAATCTGTTTCTTTAAGAATTCTTTGGGAAATATCTGTCATCATCTGTCCTAAAATATTTAACATTCCAAGAAATAGAAATTCTATCTTCGTCGGTACTATTTCTTTCTACACCGTGCGGTAAGTTTCCAGGGAATATTAAAATTTTTCCTGTTTCTGCTTCATATCTTATTGCACTTGCACTTATTGCTGTGTGTTGCTCAATCGGTGCTCTCGAAGCAACTATAAAATCTGCATTGTAATCTTTATAAAAAATTATTCCACCTTGGTCTGGAGTTGCTTTAACATAAAAGGCTCCACTAATAAAAGAATTATCGTGGATATGAACACTATTTGTATCGCCTTTTTTATTAATATTGGCCCAAAGATTTTCAATTACAATAAATCCTGCATCTTGATTATAACCATAATCAATTATGCATCGTTGCGCTTGTTCTAATATTAAATCTTCTAAAGGTTTCATTTCAGGATAAGTTCCTGGACGGAAATCCATTGACTGCCAGCCGCCTTGATTACTTAAATATCTACCTTTTGTATCTTGTTCGTATAATTTATAAACAAGTTTTTCAATACTATCAGTATCAATATTAGTTGTTGTCCACCATACTGGAGTAGGAAAGAAATGATCAAAGTGCCACATTATCTAATAACCTCCCCAAACGTTTTAGGTGGAGATAAATGTGAAAATGCAAATGCATGACTCCATCTAAAGTCTACGTTTTCAGAAATCACTGCACTGTGACAAATATTAGCATGATACATAGTCATTTTACCTTTAATACTTGGTGCTTGTCCTTTATATTCAAACCCCCATTCTGCTAATTCTTCGTCTTTCATATTAAACCAGCTCGGTGCTCTAAAAGGTTTTTCAGCCATTGCTCTCCATTTTTCAAACATAGGATGTGTTTGATCTGTTTGAAAATCATATACACTATCCTTTAATACTCCATTATACTTATAAAGTTTTGTACTGCTATCTTTAATATCGTGATCTGTAAACCAAAGGTTAGCAACTAATCCTTCAGGGTAATCAACGTGAGGTATTCTCCAACATGAAATAGGTCGTGCTCTATCTTTGTAATAAACATTCCCCCATTCATGTATCTGTGGTTCAAATATATCAGGATTAGAATGCTGAATATAGAAATCTCTAATTAACACACATATATCTTGATAAACCCAATTAGGAAGATGTACAGTGTCAAAAGGATTAGGATCAAAATTATCAGGATGATTATTATCTTTTACAATAGGAAAACATTTAATTAACTCTTGAAAAGTTTCAAAACCTTCTTCTGTTTTAAAAGGATGATCAGCAATCCAAAACCCTATTCCGTCACCTAGGTCTGTGTATTCAGCATTTAATTCGTAAGGTTTTTTAAATTTAAAAACTTTATGAAAGTTATTTGCGTCAGGATTACAAACTTTAAAATCTATCATTTTATATTAAACGTCATTACTATTCTTTCTTCGTTGGTATTATTAGGCTGTACTCTATGCTTTAACCAACCAGGAAATATTAATACATCATTAGTTTCAACAGGCAATTCGGTATAGTTCCTTTCTCCGATAATAGGAAAAGAGGTTTTATGATATTCCAGAGGATCTCTAAATTCGATATTACCGGAGTTAGGAGGACATTTAACATAACAACTTGCTACCCAAGTAGCAAAGTTATGTTGATGTTCTAGTGTATAACCTGTTTTAAAGTGTCTATTAAACCAAGAACCTTGCACCATAGACTGTCTTTCATAGAAGTTATGGTCGTCTTTTATTTGTGTTAACCTATCCCCGAGCCAGGCTTGAAAGTCGGAGAGTTCCATCCAAGTGTGAGGTTGCAACATTTCATCATTAGAAACAGTAGATATTGCATCTCCTGCTTCTAAACTAGAATTCTGATCAACGTGTGATATTGCTTCTTCTATTCTTGGACGTAGTGATTCGTAATTAAACTCGTAACTATACTTGTAAATGAATGGCAAGAATAAATGAACACCGCCATTATTCACTGCTTCCATCGTTTTGACCCTGTTCCTCAAGCAAATCGACAGCTAATTGTATACCCATCATTGTACCTTCCATCTTTAGTACATCTTGAGACAGTTCTTGTCTTTTGCTAAAGTCAATTGATGTAATGCCGTATGGATTCAATTTAACGTTTGCAAAATCTTCTTCTAGTTTTGCGAGTTCTGCTTCTGCTGCTGTTTTTTGAATTTTTACATTCTCAATAGCACCTAACAGTTTTCCTTTTACTTTTTCCATTGTTATTATCCTCTGTGTTTATACTTAGTTAGAATTTTAGAAGCTCTTTGCAGTCTTGAAGACAGTTGGTCCGTTTCTAAAAATATAGAATTGGCTGCAAAGTTATATGCTCTTTCTTTTTGGTAATCTAACTCATCTGCATTTTCAATACTAACATCAAACGAATTATATTGCAAGTCTTTTCTTTTGATTGGTATGTATTGGCAAAGTGGAGTTCCTGCTCGAATTAACGTTTCTCCATTTAGTTGTTTCCAAAATAATTGCACGTTAACAACGTGTGAATATCTTGGATCTAATATTCCAATAGCTGCTTGGAATCTGCTTTCATTGTTATATGTTACAGGTAATTGCATAAAAACAATGTCATCACTACATTCAACTCTCCACGGAGTTTCAACTTTAATTACTGTTCTTAGTGTATCTTCTGCACTGTCTAAAATAGGATCAGTTTGTGACGAATCGTGTGAAGCAATATAAGATTCAGTTCCAGGCATTCCTTTGTCAAATTGAATTGGTTCTCTCCAACTAAAACTTGCTCCGTCACCAGTAGTTTGAATTACAAAATCTGCTGGAGCCGTAATAATCCATCCTGTTGAAGCAATTTTTAAAATGCCCGGGCATTGCTTAACTGGTCTTACATTTGGCGGAGTTTCTGATTTGGTAAAAGGTCTCTTTAATTCTACACTTCTAATAGGAGGATATAAATCCATAACACCTGGAAATGTAGAATAAAATCTTATATAAGGCTTCTTATCAAAATTAAACCAATTTTTAATCTTGTTAAGCATACTACTCACTATCGTATTCGTCTTTTCCGCCATATATATTTTCTTTTAGGTACTCATAATGTGTTGGTAACTGAGCAATATAATCTGTTATGAATTGTTTATATTCTTCATGTCTGCGTCTAGTATAACCAATTTGTTCTTCGCGAAGTTCTTGGTCCATTCTATCGCCTGTATTATAAACTAGTTCTGGAGTTCCCATTGGTCTAATTCCCATACCTGCGGCAATAAACATATTACCGGTATAATCTAATACATAAGAACTATTACCCATAATTGCATCCATCATATGAGAATACTGTGTGTGTCGAAGTAAATACTCTCCTTGCATCTCAGGATCATAATCATTTATTTCTGTACACCAATTCCAGTAAGGTGTATCTTGACGCATACTCCATGCATAGTGTTGTGACACAAAATCTCTAAACTTAGTAACATCGTAATCACAAGCCATATTAAAGCCTTCTCTTTCCATACGTGTTACATAACCTTCTCTTCTGTTTAATGCTTCAACTAGTTTAACAATGTTTTCGTGTGTTGTCAATAACCCAGTAGACTCAAGAGGTTCTACAAAGCCATAACTTAATCCAACACCAACAACATTTCCTTTCCATGCTCTATGACGTTTACCGTGTTTAATTTTAATCATAAAAGGTTCAGCATTTTCAGCAACTTCAGGACTATGATATTTTGCAAGGTAATCTATAAATTCTTTTTTAGCATCTTCTTCTGTTGTGAATCTAGTAGAGAAAACATAACCAGTTCCTATTCTATTCCACAATGGTATTGTCCAAACCCAGCCATTATCTAATGCATGACAATCAGTAACATTATGCATTTGTGTTTTTCTGTCCGTATAAGGAATTCTAACTGCCCATGCTCTATCGTTTGCTAGATGTTTGTTGAAAGGAATAAAGTGAGATCCCATCCAATTTTCTAACATTATAGATCTAAATCCAGTACAGTCAATCCATAGATCTGATTCTAATATAGTTCCATCTTCGCAAAACACTTGTTGAATATATGTATGTGTGTTATCTTTTTTGTGAGAATGAATATCTGCTTTAATGTGTTTAACGCCATTTGGCAAAGCAATATTATCTCTTAGATATTGACCAAACAAACTAGCATCCATATGATATGCTGTGTCGTACTTAAAATCAAAATGTCTAATAATTTTATCTTCATTTCTAGTTTGTTTATTATACTTTGCTAGTAGTGTATTACCAGTAGCAAAGAATTCAGCGAAAGATTCAGGACCAAATTCTTTAGGATAAAGTGCAGAAAGATAAATCCAATCACTGATTCCATTAGGTTTATCTGTAAAGTCTAAGCCGTTACTAAAAGGATATTCAAAAAATGTACCGTCTTTTTCTCTAAAGTTTGTAAATCTAATAGAATTTTTGTATGTAGCATTACAAGCTGCCATCCAATCTTCATCTTTTAAATCTAATAAGCGTAAAAATTTATTAATGTGTCCAAGTGTGCTTTCTCCGACACCTACTGGCCCTACGAACGGAGATTCTACCAGTGTTATATCTAGATGTGGGCAAAGTTTTGAAAGTGCTGCCGCTGTCATCCAACCACTAGATCCGCCGCCTACAATGGTAACTGTTTTATATTTCATATTATATCCTTTATTAAGTACGTATATTATTTAGCTGAAGTTTTATGGTGTGATCAGTAAAAAAGGCACTTAAAGAAAGTGCCTTTTTACCGTAATAGGGAGTGAGTAATTACTGTTGGTTGCCCCACCAACCTCTGTAGCGTCTCCATGCTGGAATTTCCGGAGTACCTGGCATATTTGCTTTATCTACACTAGGTTCTTCGACAGCAGCTTTCGCTTGTAATTCTTCAAGTGTCATTGGTGGTTCTGGTGGTAGTGGTTTATCAATTAGAGCTTTTACATTTGTAATGTGTGTAGCCCAAGGACCATTAATCGAAATGGTTCCTGTTGCTTTTAGCTCGTCATAAATCATACCTAATTGAGCGCCAACTTCACCGTATGCAACTTTTCTTGCTACTTCGTTAGCATTTGGTGAATAAGGCATATCTCTTTCAACCCAAATCATCTCTTGTCTAGACGGAGACCATTCTAATGTCCAATCTAGTGTGATTTCATCAGGTGCATCAACCCATTGCATATTCGCATCTGGGCCGTTGTAAATCTCATACTCTTCGCCGGGGTTTCTAATTTCGGATACCCAGCCTTGATAACCGATAAGTGCTTTTTTCATAATGTTATTTATACTCCTCTATTACGCAAAGTCCTGGTCTTCCATTTGAACCGCGGTGTCCATGGAAGTATCCACCTGTTCCTCCTGTACCTGGAGCAGAGTGTCCTTGATGGTTGTGAGCAAAGTGTCCTCCCTGTGGGTGACCGGAAGGTGCTGCACCTCCAAAATATGTTGTTCCGCCTGGTCCAAAACTATCGTGATGGGCGCCGCCACCACCTTGGTGAATATTTAAATTTCCTCCACCGGCACTGCCGCTTACGCCGCCCGAGTGGTTGTTCTGTCTATTAGCACCGTGGCCGCCTTGAGCGGACATATATGGTCCAAAACTAGAACCGCCGCCATTGCCAGCTCTACCGTTATAGTAAGTTCCGCTGGATTCTCCTGAAATACTTACTGATACTGAACCGATGCTTGTTACATCCATAATTCTTTCTGAGTATCCACCAGCACCACCTGATTCTCCGTGACCTGATCCGCCACCTCCACCAGCAACTAGTTTAACTCTAATATATCTTACACCAGATGGTCTATTCCAAGTGCCACTACCTGTAAACACTTGCATTCCACTAAAACCAACTTGTGCATATTCTAGTGCATTGTTAGCAGAGTTAGTTCTTAAAACTGTGTTATTTCCGCCAACACTTGTAAGTCCTGTACCACCTTTTGTTACCGGAATAGTACCTGTTACAACAGATGAGCCTAAATTTACTGCATTATTTGCTAGTTTACCAGCTGTAACTGCTGTGCCTGCAACATCGTCAGCAACAATACTAGTATTTGCAATTTTTCCTGTCTGAATAGTACCGTCGACAAACGATACCCCAGTTAGTTGTTTTAGTGTTTGATAATTAAATGCCATCTTTATTTCCTACTCATATTTATTAATAGAACTCGGTAATAACTACCAAACCAGGACGTCCATTTGAACCTCTATGTCCACTAAAGTATCCTGATGTTCCACCAGTTCCTGGTGCTGAATGTCCTTGGTGATTGTGAGCAAAGTGTCCACCTTGTGGGTGTCCTGCTGGTGCTGGGCCTCCCCAAAAACTCGATCCGCCCATTCCTGACGAACGTTGTTCGTGACTACCACCTGCACCACAGTAAATATTTAAATTTCCACCTGATCCTACGCCAGGTAATCCACCATTATGCTGGTTGTGTCTATTGGCACCATGACCGCCACTTGCAGAGCAGTAAGGTCCAAAACTAGAACCTCCGCCATTTCCGCCTGCGTTAGAATAATATGTTCCGCCACTTTCTCCTGATACACCAACTGATACTGAACTTACACCAGTTACATCAACAATTTCTTCTGAGTATCCTCCAGCAGCGCCTGACTCTCCGTGGCCTGAACCACCTCCGCCACCGCCTTGTACTTGTACATAAACATAACGTACACCTGCTGGTTTGTTCCAAGTGCCGCTACCTGTAAAAACTGTCATTCCTCTAATACCAATTGGTTGGAATGTTAATCCGTTATTTGAACTGTTTACTGTTAAACCTCTATAAGCACCTGCAAAACTTGTAATTCCAGTACCACCTTTAGTTGTTCCTAGTGATCCTGATGTTGTTGAACTTCCTAGGTTAACAGCACCTGTTCCTAATTCTGTTCCTGTGATTGTATTATCAGCAAGTTGAGCAGTATCAATAGCACCAGTAGCAAAGTCACCGCTATTAACAGTTAAGTCTAATAACGATTCGTTTGTTAATTTTTTAAGTGTTTGATAATTAAATGCCATCTATTTCTTGCTCCTAATAATAATTTGTTACTACAACCATACCTGGTCTTCCGTCTGAACCTCTATGTCCGTGGAAGTGTGCGCCTGCACCACCTGTACCTTGTGTACAATGGTTTTGGTGATTGTGAGCAAAGTGTCCACCTTGTGGGTGATTTCCAGGTGCGCCTCCACCAAAGAACGTATTAGCACAACTCTGAGCACTTCTTGCGTGATGACTAAATCCGCCGCCTTGGTGAATATTTAAGTTACCGCCGCCTGCGCCACCACTAACACCACCTGAGTGTTGATTTTGTCTATTAGCACCATGTCCTCCTTGTGCAGAAAGATATGGTCCAAATGATGATGTATTACCATTACCGCCTCGGTTAGCGTAGTATGTTCCGCCACCTCCGCCGCCAATGCTAATACCTACTGAACTAATTCCAGTAACGTCTAAGAATCTTTCACCGTAGCCACCGGCTCCGCCACCTTCTCCGTGACCTGATCCACCACCACCGCCACCTTGTACTTGTACCTTAATGTATCGTACACCGGATGGTCTGCTCCATGTACCGTTACCTGTCCAAACTTGTATACTAGCAACACCATGATTATCTGTTGTTAAGCCACTTCCAGTACTTCTTACAATTCTGTAAGCACCGCTAGTACTAGTTAAACCAGTACCACCTTGTGCAACACCAGCTGTGCCTGTAACTTTTGCTCCGCCTAAATCAACAGAGCTAGGAGCCATCTTTGCAGCTGAAATTTCACCTGCACCGATTTTTCCTGCTGTAACTTGCAAGTTACCAATATCTTGAGAAGCTATTGTACCGTCAACAATTGCCTGGTTAGATATCTTCTTAAGTGACTGATAATCAAATGCCATCTAATAACTCCTTAAATGTTCTCTATTAACCAACCTTCTGTAGCAGTTGAATACACTAATTTAAATGCTGCGCCTTCTGTAGTAACTGTCATTGCATCAGAGGTTCTCATAATAGGATTACCATTGTTTGCAATTGTCAATGTATTTGTATCAAATGTTCCTTTTAAGTCAAAAATCTGAATAATTTCACCAGTTGAAGGAGAAGCAGGTAATGTTAATGTAATTGGACCACCACTGGTATCTACCCAATAAGCAGTTCCAGATACTGCTGCTGTACTGGAGGTAATAGCTACTCTATTCAATCCGCCGACTGGTAACCAAGCAGTTCCGTTATAGAACTCTAAATGATTACTATCGGTGTTATAATATTGAACACCAGCGTTAACTGTAGCGGGCCTTTCTGCTGTCGAGCCCATCAACATTCTTGGCTGTATTTCAATACCGTTATTAACTACTCTTCCCATAGTATTATCTCCCGTTACGCTGTAGCAGTTTCAATACCAAACACTACCGCTGAAACGTTAATCGCATTTGATCTGACCACAATTTTCTTACCAGCATCTAACACGATACCTGTTCTTTCTAGAACACCGTTTGCTGAAATCAGTGAATCATATTCAATGTATTCTGCATCAGTTGGTGTGTCCGCAGCCGCAGCAGCTACTCTAATTTCACTTGCCGTTCCGCCTCTGTTACACACCGATACTGTTACTACAGCAAATGTATCAGCAGGGACGGTATATAGAGTAGTGAGTGTGGCTGCACTTAAATCACCTGACCCTAATATTCCTGTTGCCATTTTATTATATCTCCATTTATTAGTTTAAGAAGTAACTCCAAGCCAACGGATAACCATCCACTGAGCCTTTGAAGTTCATATTAGCATTAATACTTATCGCCGCGCCTGTCGTTGTTGTAATTTGTGTTCCAGCAATGTAAATGAAACCTGCTGTAACACTGTTAACGTTCAACGATGCACCACCGCCACCAATTTGTGAACTAATGTATGCTTTAATAGCACGTTGAGTAGGTACAACGCTATCGCTATCCGCTGTAAAGAATGGGTCTGTACTAAACTCTTCAATACTTGCAGATCCTCCACCTAGTGTAACTTCACCAAGTGTAAGTTCTTGTAGTCCTGCAATGTTAAATGCATCAGCATTCAATGTTGCAACACCAGTACTCTGTTCAACGTTAAACAATCCGCCAACTCTAAAGTTACCGTCTTGGTCTGTTGAAGTAAAGAATACTCTACCACCGTTTCTTTCTCTAGTTTCTTGTGCAGGAATCGGATCTTGTGTTGGTGCATTAGGATAGTTTGTTTCTGCAAAACTACCTGTACCAATATCTAAGAAGTCATGTCCTGTCAATCTAACCTGTGAGTATCTAATTCTAGTTGTTACAGTTGTTCCGTGAGTTGGAACATTGTACAACTTCATTTCAGGTGAAACTTGGAAGAAACAAGTGTAAGATCCATTGTCATTACCTAGCAATGTGTAGATGTTAACTAGTTTGAATGTTTCGCCTGGTAGGTGTCCAAACACAACGTTTGATCCTGCTACCGGAACTTCTGTTAGTCTTCTAACAGCAATAAACGAACCACTCTGATAGTAATCTGCATAACCATCCCCTGTACCATTAATTAGATCAGCGGATGCAGAAACATATCCAGTTCCTCTACTTGTAAATGTTGGTGTAGCAAGTGTTCCTGCCGAAGCAATTCTAACATCTGCTGGTACAGCGTAGATTTCGCTTGGATCAGTAATTGTCATTGTTGGAGCACTTGTGTAACCACTGCCTGGTTCAACAATAGTAATCTTAAAGATCTTATTCTCTGCAACGTATGCTCTACCTTTAGCAGTAGCACCTGTGTAAATTGCAATTTGCTGATCACTACCTGCATCGCCAACAATTACACTAAACACACCGCGTCTAGTTTTGTTAACACCAAATGCAATTGCAATACCACCACTACTTGAGCTTATTTCACCGTCACCGTATCCTGTCCATGTCCAGTTAATACCGTCTTGTGAATGTGCAACATAGTCATATCCGTTAACAGCAGCGTTGTATGCTGTTGCCATAAACAGACCTTGACCATATTCAACTTTTTGTATGCCTGCAGGTGTAGTTGAGTCAGGTGAACCAATTGTCATTGCTGACCATGTAGCACCGTCTAAACTAAATGCTGCGTTATCGCTGTCTGTAGCTGTTGCAACAAACTTACCATTACCCCAAGCAACACTGCTCCAGTTTGAACTTGCTGGAAGTGAAACGTCTGTCCAATTTTCGCCACCATCAGATGACCATGCAGCAGTTGTACTACCGGCTTTAACAGCTACAAGTCTGCCACGTCTTGCTGTGATTGCAGTAAATCCTGTGCTGTTTAATGTACCTGTAACGTCCCAAACTATACCATCTAGTGAAATAGCAACTGTTGTGCTGTTACTTGCAATAGCAATAAAGCGTCCGTTGTCATAAGTAACTCCGCACCAATCAGCACTTGCTGGTAATGCTGAAGCTACCCAAGTAACACCGTTATCTGAGTATGCAGCACTTGTTCCACTGTCTGCAACTGCAACAAATCTTCCTTGTTTTGCAAGTGTTGATCCGTCTTCAATTAAGCCGTGTGCAACAGCAGTCCAGTTAGATGTTGAAGGCATTGTGTTTGCTACCCAGTTAGTGCCGTCCATTGAGTAAGCACCTGCATTTGCAGCGGTTTTAACTGCTACAAATACACCTGGTTGTCCGTAACCCTCTTCGTCATATACTAATACTGCACCATTACTATCTACTGATGTAATTGTTATTGTTAAATCGTGTGTTCCGTCAGTACCACCAAGTGCAGAACCTAGTACCGTAACGTTTTCAAGTCTTGCATAATTTGCACCGCCACTTACTAGTGTAGTTTTATATTTCCAACCATTCTTGGTTACAGTAATACTTAAACCACTTCCTGATCCGCCTGATGGACTTACAACATAAACTCCTGTTGTTTCACCAAATGCTGAATCTTTCCAAGTACCTGTAGTTGGAAGTGTTTGTAGTGAACTTCCAAAGCCTGGGCTTGTAAATTGAACTCTTGGTTGAACAACATATGTTGATGAAGCATCAGGTGAAGCAATAGTAGTTCCTGCAACTACGTGATCCCATCCTGACCCACCTGTTGATTCTTTTGTAACTGTAGCAATCTTAGTACCTGCGTTGTATGTTGCAATAACACCGTATTGTCCAACACCTGTACCACCGGTTACATAAACTACCATGCCTACATATGCTGAACTTGTTTCAGCATCAGTAGCTGCAAGTGTAATACTTGTTGAAGTACCACCCTGTGCAGTGTTAGCGTTTGAAACATAACCAAAGCCACCGAAGTTTCCTGCTGCTTCTGGAGCATCAGTACTATCGTCAACTAGATCTTTTAAGAATACTTGATGTACAGCACCGTTTCTAAATTCATCATTGTATGATGATGCACCAGTACCTGCGCCTGAAATTAATGTATCAACTTCAGTGTATTCTTGACCTGCGTTTTCATATTCAAAGTTGTAAACTTGTTGAGCACCGTCGGTGTTTACTTCGGAGATAATAGCTTCGAACTGGAACTTATTATCAACAATCGCAGTGTTTGGAGTTTCAGTTGAATCAAATCCTTCTGCTACTGAACCAAAGTCACCGTATGAGTTGTTACCGTTTGTACCTCTAATTCTACCACCGTCTGTTGACAAGTAACCAATGTGTGAGTAGTAAGTAAACACAGAAACAAGTTCTGCTCTACCATTGTTTGCTACCCAAGCACCGATACCGTCTGATATAACCTGTGTAAAGTCGTTACTAACAATCGAATCGTTACCACCTGCGTGTAATGCACCGTCAATTTTCTGACCAATTGCAGCATAACCAAATGTTGTAACACCTTGTACATATGGTGAACGTGAAGTGATCCATACTCTGTAATCTTCTGGACCCCAACCTGGATCAAGTGAACAATATGCTCCTGCTGTAACTCTTGAAGTTCCATATGAGTTTGGAGGAGTTAAATCACCACTTAGTCCATCAAGTGTTTGGTTTCTAATACCTGTTCCGTTTCTTAGATAGTACATATCTTCTTCTAAGGAACCTTTTACTGAGTTACCATACCATCTTGCTGCTAATAGTGTTTTGTAATTTCCTTTGTAGTCAATGTCATATTTTAGAGCATTGATAACTTCACCCACATCACGTAAGCAGAATGTTTTATCGTATGCAAGTTCAACTCCCATCGAACCTGTGTCTGTATCTAATGACATTGCGTCTGCTACATTACGCATTTTTGCAACTGTAAATGTTGTGCTACTTAAAATTGAATGTACATAATAAGTATTGCCTGCAACAATTCCGTCTCCGCCTGTTGTTACTGGTGGACTTAAAACAGTTCCATTAAATTTAATTGCTAAGCCGCGTTGTAACCAGCTAGTATCACTAATTGTAATTGCATCTGTACCAGCATCTGTTGCTGTTGCAGTGTCGTTCCATGTGTTAGCAATATAAGCTTCAGCTTCAGCAACAATAAATGCTCTGTTTCTTTCTAGTTGCTCTCTTGCATGATGTGCGTTTCTGTATTCTGTAGAACATCTTGAACCTTCAGTTGTTCCACTGTAAATAATTGTATCAATATTATCAAACAATGTTGCAAATCTTGATGCTGCTGTTGTGTCACCGTTTAAGTAGGTAGCAGTATCGCCAGCAACTGTTTCTGCAACAAATTGATATGCTGCTCTAGTTGCTGCTTTCTGTCCTAAATCATAAACATCACTAGCAGTAGATCTTAGATATGCGTAAGCATTTTTAATTGTTTGCCAGTTGCTGTTAAACATAAAGTCAAACATTGCACCTTCTAACAACAATCTCATATCTCTCTTACATTTGTCTGCATTGTAAGTTAAGTTTGGATAATTGTCTGCTAGATAGTTAGACATTGCGCTTACAAGGGCCTCTTGCTGCGCATCTAAGGTCTCTGCAGCGGTGATCAATGCGGTTGTACTAGTTACACCATTCGTTGCAATAGGATAGTCAATTTTATCAACTACAAGTCCTAAACCAGTACCGTTTGATAATGACAGTGTTGAACCGCCGTATGTTTGTGAAACAGTAAATGTATTAGAAGCTGCTGTATTATTAACCCAGAATGTAGTATCAGCAGTTAAGCCATTACCGCTTGTTCTCGGAATAATTTTATCACCAACTTGTAAACCGTGTGCTCCACTTGTTGTAATAACATTTGAAGAAATACTATCAATTGTTAAATTAGGTCTAGTACTTACATCAGTGATTGTATTAATGATAACATCTAGTGCTGCTTCAATATGTGCAATAGCAGCAGCAGAACCAGCTGTAGCTGATCTATACTGAAGTGTGTTTCCTAATTTAGTTAATACTGAATTGCCTGCAATTGCTGAAAGTTGAGTTTTCATCTCTCCGTATGCAGCAATTGTTGCTGTTTTTTCTGTACTATCAATAGCAAGTGAGCCAGCAATACCATCATAGTATGCTGTAGCAGCATCAACAGTTGCTTTATAACCGCCATATGTTAAATCATATGCAATAGCATCTACAATGTAACCAATGTCTTGTTTACATTTTGTTTTGCTGTACTTGATATTAGGATAGTTAACACCAATCCAAAGAGTAATTTCTTCTTGTAAGAACGCTTTGTTTTCTTCGATTAAATGTCTGGCATCGCCATAACCAACTAGATATGATGAATTATATCCTGTTGGATCAGTACGTGTCATAAGATCTAAACCTCCAACACGGAAGTCGATGTTATGAATCATTGTTTCAATTAATTTATCTACTTCTGCAGATTCAACTGTGTCTGCAAAAGGAACTGCAATATCTTGTACTTCTGTATTTCCTGTTGTAGCTGTTACAGTAGCACCTGTGATTACATCTTTAATAACACCTTTCAAATGCTGATAAGTGTTTAAAGTGTAATATGTATCTGTATGGTGAGTTGTGCCAACAGCAGGACCTGCATTAGTTGCACGAATTTCATCACCGATTACACAAGTATGTTCTGGTACTAAGATCGGAAGTACTTCTCTATAACGTCCAGTTTTAACTTTAATAATGTTGTTTGGCTGTACACGCTCAGGAATTCTAGTTGTGTCGCCATCTTCAAGTGCGTTGTTAATGATTGTAACTAAACTAGATACAACAGCATCAACTCCTGATTCAGCAATAATATCACTATCTTTCCATTGTGCAACAACAGCAGTTGAAAGGTCACCGTTTGTTGTTTGATAGTTAACTGTAGGATCTGTTTGTGCTAATACATTGCTTACAACTGTTAACATATAGTTGTTTGCAGCAATATCGTTTGCAGATTCTGTAGAAAGTCTTGTGTATTCTTTAACACCTGCGTTTTCACTTTCTTCAAGACCGCCGACATATGCATTAGCAGCACCTCTAACTTTAACGTTACCGCCGTGTCTTAAGTCAAAGATAACAGCATCGACAATCCAACCAATGTCTCTGTAACATTTGTTGTCGTCATATGTAAAGTTATACCAAATACTTGTAGCATCTGGTACTGTAACTGTGTTGTATTCAATTTGATAATTAATCCATTCAGTTACTTCTTTCTGAATGAATGTTCTGTTTAATTCAAGAAGTTTTGTTGCATTAGGAAGTCTTGGTCCGTGTTCAACTTGTTGACAAGCATATCTAATGCTGCTCCAAGGTTTATCTAATGTTCCACCAAATACTGGGTACGGATTGTTTGTACCGTGTGGTGCAACAAAGTAAACGTGATCTGAGGAACCTAATGATCTCCATTGAGGATACTCAGCACCTGCCATAAGTACTTGACCTTCTACACCGATTGGTAATCTAGTTACACCAGCACCGCCATAGTAAACAAGGTCACCTTTAGTAGTTAGAATATCTGTTTCTGAACCTGTAATTAACTGGTTCCAATAAGTACCTGTTAAGTCTTGATCTGGACGAGAGTTATCTGCTCCGCCACCTTCGGCTCCAATTGTTGAACCGTCATCGCCTTCTGATCTGTGTCTTGATACACAAACATATGCGTTTGCACCAAATTTAACAACATCGCCAATTTCATAATCTGTATCGTCAGTCCAGTCACCTTGCCAACTAAATCCTTCGTTTAGTCTTCCCCAGTAGTTAGGTTCTGTAGGATGAGCAGCAACTCTTGCTGTCATCGAACCTGTAGCTGTGTCAGGTTCAAATACTGTTCCACCGTGTACTGTTGAAATTGTAAATTGTGTACCGCTGTCTACAGTTTTAACAAAGTAAAGTGCATCTGAATTAACATTACCAAATGTTGTTCCACTAAATTGTACTGACTGACCAACAGTCATTCCAGTTGTGTCAGCAGTTGTGAAAAGATTTGTTCCGTTAGTAGATGCTGTTACTGTAAAGTCATTACTTGGTGAATCAGCAATTGCAACATAGCTGTAACCGTTGTTTCTTACAACCTGACCAACTTTATAGTCTGTTGTGTTGACCCAAGCACTTTGGAAATCAAATCCTTCGCTGAATAATCCCCAGTCTGAACCGTTGTCTGGTGGAGTTTTTGCAGTGTTGTGTGTTTTTGCAACATAACTGTTACCACCGTACTTAACAACATCACCAATTTTATAGTTTGCACTGTTGTTCCAATCGTTGGAAAATTCAAAACCTTCAACAAAGGAAGCCCAGTTAGCAGTGTCGTTGGTAAACGATGTAACATCTGATGTGTGGTATGTTGTACAAATATAAAGATTTGCACCATACTTAACAATATCGTTAATTTTATATCTTGTTGCGGCTACCCATGAGCCTTTGTACTCGATGCCTTGGTTAAAATAATCCCACTTGGCTTGATCATTTTCAAGACCTAGTGCATTTGTTGCAGCTGATGTGTGTCCAGTGTTACAAACATATGTTACACCACCATACTTAATTAAATCATTAAGTTTATATCTAGTCGCTGCGACCCAAGCGCCTTTCCAATCAAATCCTTCAGCATATACATCCCACTTGGCAGTATCTAACTCTAACCCATCGGAAGTAGTAGCGGCAGAAGTGTGGGCAGTGTTACAGATGTATAAGTTGCCACCGTATTTGACAACATCGTTTAATACATAATAAGTTGCTGTTGACCAATCACCTTTCCATGATTGACCATCAGTCATTGTGTTCCATTTACTAGGAACATCGTTGAAATTTACATAAAAATCTGGGTCTGAAGTATGTCCTACAGCACATATAAATGTTTTACCGCCGTATCGGACAACGTCATCTTTATAGTATGTCGTGGAACCTGCCCAGTCCCCTTTCCATACAAATCTAATTCTACCAAGTTTAAATTCTGCCATTTAATTAACTCCGTTGTACTTATTTACCTTAATTACCTCGAATTGTTTTTATCGAAGGATCTGTGGAACATTGCTTGTGCCAATATAGATCCTTGGACACTTGCTTCGTCACCAACAAATTTTGTTTTAACAGGAATTGTAACTCTAAGTCCTGCTGAGTTTCCAATTTCTCCTGGTCCTACTTTAACAGTACCAGCAATAAAGCTGGCTGTAAGCAAGTCAGCACCACCAACGTTCAATCTATTTTGTAGGTATGCTTTAATTGCTCTCTGTGTAGGAACAATATTATTTGAGTCTGCTGTGAATAGTGGGTCTGTCGAGAATTCTCTAATAACAGTTCCAGTACCACCAACTCTAATACCACCTAGTGCAAGTTCTGTCAGTCCGTTTAGATCGAAGAAGTCTGCACTAATTGTAACAATACCAGTGGCCTGTTCAACAGCAAACAACTCACCAACTCTAAAGTTTCCTGATTGGTCAGTTGATGTATAGAACACTCTACCACCGTTCTGTTCAATAACTTCGTTTTCTGGATAACTTACATAGTTTCCTGAATATAATTCAGGATAGTTACTTTGTAAGAAGTTTCCAGTTCCAACATCTAAGAAATCGTGTCCTGTAATTCTACAGTTTGAATATCTTAATCTAATTTCTACTGCGTTACCGTGGAAGTTACTTGGATCGTCCTCAATTTTTAACTCAGGTGTGACTCTAAGTCTAAGTGTAAACGTTCCGTTGGACTCTTCACTTTCTTTTTCAATTAACACAACTGTGTATAATTCAGGATTACCACTTAATCTTAACTGGGCACCTGGACCAATAACTGTATTAATGTCACTAATTGTTAAGAATTTACCAACAGCAACAATATCAGCAAAACCATCACCTGTTACAGTAACTTGGGTGGTACTTGTTTTGTAAGCATTTCCTCTGTTTATCCAGCTAGGTTGTGCTAACACTCTATCACCCATTCTATTTAAATCTAATTCTAAATCACCTGTGTTGTTAGGATCAACAATTGTAAATGTCGGAGGTGCAGCATAACCACTACCTGGCTCCCACAATCTTACTTCACTAATTCTACCACCACCAACTACAACTCTACCTAATGCTCTAGCACCTGTGTAGAAACGTTTGTGTGTAAATGTGATATCTCTACTAATTAATATCCATTGACCTTTTCTGTTATCGCCGCCATCGTCTGTTGTAACATCTGGATTACCAAATGCAACTGGTCCCCAGTAGCCGTTGTCAACAACAGATTTAAGTTCCCAATTAATTCCATCATATGATTGATAGATATAATTTACAGGTCCTGCTGTTGGATCATCTCCTGAAATATCAACGCCGCCTGTATCCATAGTAGCTATAAACATACCGCCACCAAATTTTAGATCACGCCATGTCATTCTAGTTGATCCATCCGGTGTAGGCATTGTGCCTGGATACCAAAAATCTCCATCAAAGCTGTAAGCAATATCACCAAATTCTGAAATAGCAACAAATCTATTGTTACCATATGCGATCTTAATCCAGTCTTTCTGTGAACTGTCTGCAATAACATCCATGATCACAGGAGTTTCCCATGTAAATGTATCTGTTACTGAATCATATGCACCTGAAACTGCAAAGTTATTACTTTGAGCAACTGCAACAAATTTTCCTTTACCATAAGCAACTGATTTCCATTGGTTAATTGTAGAATCACCAAATGCTGGAATGTTTGCAGCGGTATAATTAATACCGTCTGTACTGTAACAAGCATTGTTTCCATCACTTGCTACAGCAACATAAACTCCGCCGCCACTAGTGATTGATTCCCAATTAGCACTTGCTGGTAATGCTTTGATTCCCCATGTATTTCCGTCTAATGTATATGCAAGATTATTACTTCCATATTTTACAGTAGCAAGTACATAGTTTCCGCTTAATGCGTGACCGCCTGTTATACTAATCCAATTACCTGTTGAAGGTAAATTATTTGTTGTCCAAGTAGTACCGTCTTTAGATATGTTAGCGGTATTACCAATTGCCGACACTACACAGAATATTCCGCTTGTAGCAGTTCCTGCATATTCAAATGTTACAATTTCGTTGATACTATCGTCACTTGTTGATAATACAGTAATTACAAGATCGTTATCAGGTGAAACACCTCCTAGATCTGTACCAGGAATAGTAATTGTATCGCCTGTTGTATAACCTGCGCCTCTTCCTCTAATGGTTACAGTATAGTATTTTCCGCTTCTCTTAACATCCCAAGATGCAGTTGCAGGTAAAACATCAATTGTTGAACCATTTTGATCACCTGTTCCTGTAATACTTGTGTATGTAAATGTAGTTTCGTTATATGCTATTGAAGACCATTGTGTACCAGCGTCAAGTGTAATATTTTCCTGTGAAAATTCTGGTGCTGAAAATGTAAGTCTTGGTTCAATCAAGTATCTAGCACTAGTGGTTAAACTAGTTTTAATAGGATAACCTGGAATTACATGATCCCATCCTGGTTCACCTGTTGATTCTTTTACAACATTTAATACTTTAGTTGTTGTATTGTAAGAAGCAACTTTTCCGTACTGTCCTGTACCGTCACCTGATGTAATAATAATTCTACAACCTAACAAATATGCTTCTTCATTATCATCGTTAGTTGCAAGAGTTATTGATGTTTCATCGCCAGACTGTGCTTGGTTACCAACTTGAATATAACCGCCACCGCCAGCTGCTCCTGAACTTGCGCCTGTTACAATTCTTGCTTCGAATAATGAATCATCTCTAAATTCTTCTTGAATGACTTCAGCGTTTGTACCAGAACCAATTACAGTATACTCAGCAGTTGTATAATTTTGTCCACAGTTTGTATATTCGAATAATAAAATTTCATCATTTACTTCACCTGCAAATGCTGAAGCAATTTTAGCGTGTTCTGTTCTTCCGTTAACTGTTGCAGTAAGTGGTGTTTCTGAAGGATCATTACCATCAGCTAATGCACCAATATAACCATAAGAGTTGTTACCGTTTGTTGCACGAATTGTTCCACCAGTTTCTGCTAGATATCCAACCTGTGAGTAATATGTAAACACAGAAACAAGTTCTGCTCTACCATTATTTAAAACATGGGCACCAATACCGTCACTGATAACCTGTGTAAAGTCGTTGGACACCATTGACTTGTAACCACCGTTGTGTAATGAACCGTCAATTTTTTGACCTGTACAGTTATCGCCAAACGTTGTTACGTTTTGAATATATGGTGAGCGTGTTGCAATCCAACATTTTTCATCAGCTGGTCCCCAGCCTGGATCAAGTGAACAATATGCAGGCCCTGTTGGTCTTTGATATAAATCAAATACGTTAGGTGGATTTAGTGTACCTGTTAAATTTTTAACTGTTAAATTTCTAACGCCTGTTGCATCTCTGCAATAGAACATATCTTCTCTTTGAGATCCATTAATTTGATTAGCATAGTATCTTGATTCAAGAATAGTTCTATAATTTCCTGTATATCTTAAATCATAAACAAAAGCATCTACATAACGTTGTACGTCTTCAACATAAAGTGCTTCTGGATATCCAGTATAATCTGGATAATTTACCTTCATGTATGCGTTAACTTCGTGTGCCAAGAACTTAGCATTTGCACCAATTGCTCTAGCACCATTAATTCTAGCACTATCGCTACTTAGATCATTAGTTCCTGTTACGTCTACATCTGTTCCTACAGAATTAATATGGAAGTTAACGTAATCAATAAAGTCTGTTACTCTATTATCTATTTGATTTGCTGTTGCATCATCGCCATAGATCGGAACATCATCATAAATTGGTTGTCCAGGCTGAATAATTTCTCCACCTTCGCCAACAACTGCTGCTGTGTATTCTCCTGAAAATACAGAGTCGATAACATACACTTGTTCTTCTTCGTTGCCTGCTGTTCTTGTAACTGAATTGTTTAGAATAATTGTTCTAGCAACGTTCTTCAAATGATTTAATGCTGCAAATCTATATACTGTATCACCTGATAAAGCAGTATTAGCTTCATTTGGTCTAACAGTAGTTGAACGTAATTCGTCACCTAACAATGAAGTTTTTGCTGGAATAATAAGTGGAAGAATTTCTGTATAATCACCAGTGCTTAATTTAACTGTAGTAGTTCCAGTGTATTCATCATTTGCACGTTCTAGTGCATATCTAATAGTTTTTAAAGGTTTAAATGGATCAATACCTGCATTTGGATTGTCTCTATCGTCAACACCGTTATAAGGATCTACATAGAAAAATCTAGACGATAAACCAAATTTATCATATCCAAGTGTTTGTTCTGATTGTACTGTTAATAATTCGTCTTGGTTACCAATTGGCACGTTTGCTGCACCAAGTGTACTTTGGTCACCGGCTAATGTTCTTGTTAAACCATAAGTTAACAAGTCTCCAGGGTTGATCATACCAATTTGATCATCACCTAAGAGTAATACATCCCAATATACAAATCCTGACCCGTTGTCTCCAGGAAAATTTTCGGCTGTAGCTTCGTGTTCATAGTTACATGAATATGCAGTACCTCTGTAAATAATAACATCATTTACAGCATAAACTGTACCTTGTACCCAAGAACCTTTCCATGCCTGGCTTTCTACAACAACTTCCCAGTTACCTGCATCTAAATAATCTAAACTCGAACCGTCATCTGTTGAATCAAGTAACGCAATATAAAGATTGCCGCCTCGTTGTACAACATCACCTGTTTTATAATTACCAGATGCTGCCCAAGGGCCTCTTAAATTAAATCCTTTTTCAATAATAGCCCAGTAAGTACCACCATCTGGTTGATAAATTGAGTCACCTGGTGTTCTACCATAGCTATTTGCCGACGCTCTATAAACATATCCGCCGTGCTGTACAACATCACCAATTGCATAGTAAGTTGTTGAATCCCATGTTCCTTTAAGTTTATGTCCAGCGATATAAACTGTAAAGTTTGAATCTGTAATTGACGATCCAGAGACGTGTCCAATCAACACTCTCATTAAAGTGCCGCCGTATTCTACGATATCGTTGGCTTTATATTTTGTATCTGAAGCCCATTCGCCTGCATAGTGAATATTTGTGTATGCAGTACCCCATTTTACTTGATCTAATTCTAAACCTTCTGCTGTTGTAGCAGCTGATGTATGACCTGTAATACATCTATAAACAATACCATTGTATCTAACTTGATCGCCAACACCGTATCTTGTTGATGTAGCCCAATCACCTTTCCACCCTACTGCCTGAGCAATAACTGTCCAGTCAGAAAGGTTATCGTCAAAATAAGTTCCGCTAGTATGTGCAGTTCCGACAAGCCAAACGTTACCACCATAGGATACTACTTCGCCTGGGAAGTAATCGGTAGCTGTTGCCCAACTTCCTCTATAATAAACACCGTCGGTGTGCTTTTTCCATGCTGGTTGTGATACAGTGTCACCTGGTGGAACAAATGTAAAATCTGCATTGAAATTACTTGAAGTATGCTGTCTAATACAAATCCAAGAACTACCTGCGTATAATACAACATCATCTTTGTTATATGATGTAGAGGTAGCCCAGTTGCTTCTCCAGGTATACCTAATTCTGCTTATCTTAAACTCTGCCATATCTTATATCCTAACCGTTTGATGAATGTCCTGTTGGATATTCATAGTTTTGATTAATTCTTTGTACTAACATACCTTCGTTGTCTACATAATAAAGTATACTTCTTTCATCCCAACGATATTGTGTATAATACATATTTGTATAATTTTGTTCATGATCTGCTGCAATTCCGTCAAAGAAATCAACACCTGGTTCAAAATCTTCAAATGTGTCTTCTGGTGCTCCTGGAAGGTTAATATCAATAGTATCTTTGTCTTTTAAATTATCAACACGTCTTAGATATAATTCACCATCTGCATTTCTGCGAATAGCATAGAAATATCTAGGACTGTCTCCTAATCCTCTTTCAGGATCTTGACCAAAGTAATAAGGACTCGCCATTATGAAATCTCCACGTAACTGACAGTAGCATCAACACTGTCGTCTGTATCAGATGCAATTCTTAAACCGGCAGTAGCAGGCAAAACTAATCTTTCACCTTGTGTAATAACCTTAGCACTCGACCCCGGAGGAATCGGTACCTGTCTAACATAATTTCCTTGAGTAGAGTTTTCATCAACTACATAAACATCTACAAGAACTGTGTCATAATCTGACGTGTTAGCAAGGTTACAACCAATTATTGTAGCTCTAACACCTTCTGGAATCTGTACGATATCAACCGGTGTTGTTCCTACTTGTGTTACCACTGACTGTTTAAATACTGTTGGCATCTTTCTTTATCCTAACATTAATGCAAATGATGCTGCAATGTCATTTGCTGTAATTTCAGAAACAGCACCTGAAGCACCTGCTGGTGAACTCCATGCAGCGCCGTCCCAAGTTTCCAACGCCTTAGACGTTGTGTTATATCTTGTCATACCTAATACTGCATAAGCAGTAGGTCTTTCTGCATCAGTTCCTCTTGGAGGAACAAATCCGTTGTTTGTATCAATTCTAAAATAACCAGTACCTGTTTGTGCAATTTGTGTAATTGCATTATTAGAAACGTTAGTAATTGTGTTGTCAACAATTTCAAAGTTTCCTAATCTAACACCGCCTGCGCCTGCGCCGTCAATGTATAAATCTAATCCTGGTTGAGTTGTTATTTCGTTATTTCTAAATATTAAATTTCCGATATCAAGTGTCGGAACATTCAATGTGTCTGCATATAAATCGCCAACGTGTACTGTTAACCATCTTTGTGTTGCTGAGCCTAAACTGTAAGTTAAGTTTGTTTCTGGAATTAAATCAGAAGCAATACTTGCATTAAAAATAATTTCGTCTGTTAGTGCATCACCAATGGTGATGTTTCCGCCTAGTGTGATGTTTCCGTCTGCATTGATGCTTCCTGTAACATATAAGTTACCGTCAATATTGGTGCTTGAAAATACTTCTAGTGTTCCTGAAGCGTTAGGGCGGATTTCTAAATTAACATTACTGTTAATGGTTGAAATTACATTGTTATGAATTTCAATATCATCAACTTGTAATTTAGAATTGTAAACTACTGGGTCTGATCCTGAAGGTGCAAAAGATAACGTAGTATCACTTGAAATAGTGTTACCGGTAAAATGAAGATTACCAACGTCAAGTTGATTATCTACTGTTAGTGTTGTTGATCTTGTTGTTCCTGAAACGTGTAAATCAGTCGATGGCGAAGAAGTGTTTACACCTACACGAGCGTTGTTTACATCTAGGTATAATATGTCAGGGTCTGTTGCTCCATTTCTAAAGGTTAAATCCACACCATCACGTATGAGATTTGCCTTTAAGAGCGGCCCACTGATACGTCCAACTGCCATTTGCTCTCCTTTACACGGGGATCCTGTCCCTCCAACTACCTTACATTGCGAGTTGACCACAGTAATAGATCAACGCATGGACTACGTTGACAATTGTATTTATGCCAAAAGGAGAATTACCCTAACATTAGGTCATATACGACAGCTAATTGTTCCATTAATGGTTCGTTTACTTCTTCACCACCACCTGTTGAACGTCTATATCCGTCGCCAGTTTGAGACCCTACTGTGATAGTAATATCGTTGAGTGGACTAGCACCACCTACAAACACAGTTCCTGGTATTAGTAGAGTATCGCCTACGTTGTAGCCAACACCTTTAGTTGTTATTTCTATAGATAATACTCCGCTTACTAGAGTAAATCTAAAATCTGCACCTGTACCAATACCTGATGTGCTTATTTGTGATACTGGGTATTGAATCTGATCTGCAAGTCCTGATAATCCACCAGTAAATGATACATTATCAATTTCACCAGCAAATGCTTCTAAATATTGTCTATCTGTGTTCCAACGTAGATCAGCAAGTTCAGGTTTACTAGGTCTTGATGCGTCACCGCCTCCTGGTATCCTAACTGCATTTGTACCCATAAATCTAAGATAGCCTGCACCTGTACTTCCAAATTTAAGTGGAGTAGTTCCGTTTAAATTTGTAATGTCGTTTGCTTGCCATTTAGTGTCTTCAATAAATGTAATACCTGTATCTGGATTTAATTCTACAAAGTCATCAGATTGTGCTCCAAATATTTCATTTGTTACACCATTAATATATAACTGATCACTTACCAATGAAGAGTAAGGTCTATTAGTAACTACGTTTGTTAAATCTGGGGTGTGTAGTGATAGCCATTTTCTTGCTGTACTATCATTCGCTTGTTGTCCTAGCTCGTGTGTTAGATCTTTTCCAGGAAGAATATCTTGTGTTAGGTCTGGGTTGATAACAATAACATCAATTTCTTCATCTCCAAGTATAACTGTTCCTGCTGTTGTTAAATCGCCATCAATGGTGATGTTTCCTGTAACAGCAAGATCACCATAGATATTTGTATTAGCAGTAACATCAACAGTTCCTGTTCCACTAGCTTGTAAGGTAACTGAAGAATTTGAATCTAAAGTTCCTATAATGTTATCAGTAAAATATAATTCGTCCGACTCTAGTCTATCAAAGTAATATGTTCCTGTATCAGAAATATTAAGTTGATTAATATATAAAGGACCTACAATAGTAGAAATAGTTCCGTTAGATCTAATAATGATATTATCTAATTTAGAATAATCATCAACTGATACATCAGTTGAACGAATATCTGTCGAAATGTCTAAATCAAAATATGGAGCGTCATTCCTAATACCAACTTTGCCGTCGGTAACACTTAGGTATAATAGAGAGGTAGAGTCAAATGTTGTGTTAGAGAATTTAAGATCAACGTTGTCTCTTTTTAGGTTTTGCTCTAATAAGTGGCCGCCAATTCGCCCTAATTGTGCCATTTAAAACTCCTTAGTTTGCAAATCCAAAGAACATTGTTACATATTTGCTGTAAGGTATTGGACTTGTAAACTTTAAATACCATCCATCTGCATATGGTGCGCCTGGACCGGTTAAACTTCCGCTTGTGCTTTGTTCTAGTGTAAAGTTTGTTGTAGGAATTTGCATGACATTTTCTACTAAAACAATTATGTTATTAGCACTAGAAGGAATGTTTGCTAAAGGACCAAAGACTGTTTCTGTAGCATCTCCTGGTCCAAATGATTCGATGGAAATTGCTGATGCTCCTGGAGCTCTAATAGTTTCCCAAGTGCCATTAATGTAGCCTTCAAACGAATCTGTATCTGTATTAAATCTTAAATAACCATTTCCAGGATAAGTTGAATTACCATCTGCTGGTTGTCTTACCGCAGTTACGTCAGGACGCTGTGCTTGTGATCCTTTAGGAACCATTACTGCTCCATTAAAATCCATCACAGCACGACCGTGTGCGTTTACCTGAAAGGTATTATCACTAGGACTATACTTCGATGTATTCTGTGACTTTAAAAATTTCATAGTCCTTCCTTAAACTGCAAGTGAACTAATTGTAGCAGTAACTAAACTTGCTGCACTAGTTCCAATCCAAATTTCATCACCGCTATCTAAAATAATTTTTTCATCGCTGAAAAATACAGTTTCGCCTGCAGGTATTGTAAGATTACTTACAATTAAATTATCAGCTGCTGCGGTGTCACCACTTCTTACTAGATAGATATTAACAGCACAAGTATCTACTGACTCATCTGTAATATCAGGTGTTCCTGTATTACATAAAATCATAGTTGTTATAGCTGTTGTTTGCCCTGTTACAGAACCCCCAATAGGAGCACCTGTAGTTGACGCAGTGAAAACTTTGCTTGGTACAGTTATTGAAGATCCAGTTAATTGTGTACTTGTTATCATCGTTTTCCCTTAAAAAAGCATACTAAAGAGCAATGCTCTATTCTTACTTATTAATTCTCCAGTATCTGTTGAGTTAGTAAAGAACATACCTGTTTTTCCGACAGCAGGTTCGTTGCTATAAACAATAGTACTATCTACTACATACGCTGGAGTAACTGCAATTTTTTCTAGTTCAATACCGTAGTTTACTTGTAATTTACCAGTACCTTGAGTACGAACAAAAATATTTGCGTTTGTATCGTTATTAGTAATTTCGTTTCCCGAAAACTCTAAACTTTGTATTGTAGTTCTGTTAGAATAAAATTGCGAGTTTAATACTCCGTCGACTAATACAGATACTGCACTTTCACCGAAAGAACTGTAACCAGTATTGTCAGTCAAATATGCTAAACTTCCTGACACATCTTTATCTGTAATAATAACTCTTGTGTTATCATCAATAATTTGGAAGGTCGGATTATCTCTAATTGAATCGTCTACATACTTTTTATTAGGTATGTCGTCATCATCAGTGATTTGCAATTCATAATTTAATGTTCCTAAAACTTTTACTACACCTGTACCTGTACCAATAAGTGTTAAGTCACCATCATCTGTTTCAGAATTAGTTAAAACTTTTCTAACACGAATTGCACTGTTGGCATAGTTAAATGTAGTTTCAGGTGAACCAAATGCAAAGTTAAAAGTATCATCGCTTTCGTTATAAACGATAGTTGCAGGAGTTTCGGTTCCTCTATCAATTTGAATACCTGAGTAACCTAGTGTTACTCCTGCACCTGTTTCGCCATAGTTTAAAACTATGATGTTATCGTTTACATTTAGGTTTTCTGCTGATACAGTTAGTGTGTCACCTTCAACGACAAGGTTACCTGTAACCTTTACTTCACCAATACCCGGACCTGTGTCGAATAAAATTTTATTCCCTTCACCGGTCTTGATTGTGTAATCGCCGTTAGTTTGTACGAACTGTGCCATTATTCAGTACCTATTAAGAAATTGCTGTTAATACGATGTAGTCTGCTGATGAATCGTTTTCTAGATACCAAGTATACTTGTTACCAGAAAAGTCAGTAGCAACACGCTTAGTAATTTTAGCAATGTTTACTAGATCAGCGTCAAGGTTACCTGTTGTAGAACCTTGTAACTGCATTTCACCTTGTGCAGCTGGTGTACCATTTTTCAACTTACAAGTTAGATAATTTGCAGTTGTTCCAATGTCGCCAACTCTTACTACTGTGAATGAAGTTGCTCCACGTTGTTTAATAATAACACCGTCTGTTCTATTTGATGTGCCATCGTGGAAATTAACAGTGATACCTGTATCTGAAACTGGTGATTTGATTACATCTACACCATTTACATCTTTTCTAAGTGGTCTTCCCATTTGTTTTCTCCTATGTTTAGAAGTCCGATGCGGGTTCTAGCCGCTACGAGGTTTGGTTTCCCCATAAGTCCACCACCTTGGTGGCACACTATCTGACACAAGTATTTATCTTTTGCTCAACAAAGCCATAAGTTCTACCTTACTTATAGTATTCATTAGTGCATTGATTTTGTCTATTTCGTCTTGTGCTTTTGCAATAGCGTGAGTGCTTTTTGTTTGTTTATAGCGTATTAGATGCTCCATATAGTTTTTCATATGGCCTTCTACTGCTGTTTGGATTGTTCTTACATCATGTGAGAACATAGGAAAACGCTTCTTCCACTTATCGAATTGATCTCTAAGTTTATTGAAATCTTCGTGACTTGTAATATCTTCCATAACAATATTTAACACTCTTTTTGGCAGATTGTCAAGCCATAAAAAAAGGGCGGTATAAAACCGCCCTTTTTCGTAACACTTAAAAGTGTAAATTAAGCAAAACGTAAGTTAGCTGAAGTTACAGCAACTTTGCCTAAGTAGTCAGCAGCATTACCAAGAGATGAAGCTGTGTTGTTTAATTCAACGTAGCCATATCTTGTCATGAAGCTAACAACTGGTTCGAATGTACCTGGATCAAGTACAACACCGCTTGACATTAATGGAATGTATGGGCAGTAGAACGCAGCAGCGTCAGATTCTGAAGAACCTTTGTAACCAACTAGTACATCGTCAGATGTAGCATAGCCGTTTACATACACACGCATTGCACTGTTTAAAGTACCTACAAACTTAGTGTTTGTCGGAGCTTCAAAAGTACCTTCTGTTGTTCTTGCGAACGCAGAAGTTGTAGCAGACTGAAGAAGTGTTAACACTGTTGGTGAAACCACTGCCCAGTTACCTGCGCCACGACGTGTACGTTGTGCAATCAAGTTTGCAACACGGTTGATTTGAACAGCCAATGCAGCGTGTTCGTCACCAACGAATGTAGCAGTACCTGATACAGCAGCTTGATCGTATGTCAATGCAGCAGTACCTGCTAGTGAGCTAAGAGATCCGATGATCTCCTGGTCGATCTCAGCAGTAATCTCTTGTGCAAGAGCTGCCATGATCTCAGCTTCAACGTCAATGCCCTGTTGAGCTTGAGCGTCTTGAGCTGCTTCAAAAGTCCAGCGAGCTGACAATTTACGTGTCTTCGCTTCGACTGTTTGTTTCAAGATTTGAATGCTTAGTCTTGTACCAGCTTCACCTTCTAAAGTTGCTGTAGCAGCAGCTCTGTTAGATGAAATTGTAGACCCTGCTGTAGTAGCAGAATAGCCTTCAGCAATCTTGAATGGGCTTAATGCCTCTTCACCAGCTGTTGTTCCAGTTACACCAGAACCTGTTACAGCATCAGCGTAACGAACTCTTAATGTATGGATTTGACCAACTGGTCCAGTCATTGGTTGTACACCAACTAGTTCATTAGCAATGACTGTTGGCATAACACGTCTGATCACTGGAAGGATGACGCGATTTAGGGTTGCAACGTTACCGGCGGAAGTAGCACCAGCTGTAGCGGACTCTGAAAGATACTTGCGAGTGTTCTCAAGAGTGGCAGCCATAACTGAACGCTTGTTACCTTGAAGGCCTTCTAATAATGCCTCTTTGGTTTCCGACCAGCGTGACTCTAATAGTTGTGACATTTGTATGTTCTCCTTAAACTTTAAGTCCCGCAAGTCTGCGGATATCAAAAATCTCAGCAGTTTTTTCTCCACTGCTTTCTTGTGCCTGTGCTTTATCGCCTGTAACTTCTTTGCCTTCAGTAAGCGCCTTCTTCGCTGGTACATTGCCATCCATCACGGCGCCAATGTACTTGTCAAAAGTAGCGTGTAATTTGTTAGTCTGAACAGATTCTAGTAGTTCACTCATAACTTCGCGCTTGTCTGTACTTAAAGGTGATAAAAGTTCATTCATCACTTCTTTTCTAGCTGCGCTATCTTTCATACGAGCAATCTCTGATTCACGACTTTCAACTAGTTTTTCTGCTTCTGCAATTTTTGCTTCAGCTTCTTTAACTGCATCTTCTTTCTGTTTTACAACTTTAAGAAGTTTTGCTGTCTCAGATTTTTCATTTAGATAACTAGCCGCGTATTCACTTGAAAAACTTTCAAAAATTCTGCGACCAAAATCATTTTTACGTGCTGCATCAATATCTTCTTTAAGTTGTGACATCTCAGAACGTAGTCCTTTAGAGACTGTTTCTTTGACTGCATCAGAAGCTTTTGCAATAAATTCTTTCTTGACAGATTCAAATTTTGCTTTGCTATCGCGAATTAACTTCACTTTAGTTTCAGCTAGATCTTTTTTGTCAGTGTGGAATTCGGCAATTTCTTTTGCTAATGCGTTAACTATGAAAGATTCTAATTTAGCAACGTTATTTGCTACACTCTTACGATCTTCATGTAGTTCAGCTAGTTCTTTTTTCAAGTTGTTAAGAACAAATGATTCCATTGCTTTGGAATCATCTTTCATTTTCTTAGCGTACTTGGCTCTAGCTTCAATAAGTCCTTGACGATCTTCAGCAAACTCAGATAGTTCAGCTTGAATTCTATCAGCTAACATCTTTTCTACTGCTTCTGCCATTGCAGACTTATCATGCTCATATTTTTGAGCGAACTCTTCACGTAATTGTGCAGAGACTGTGTCGCGGTTTTCTTGAATAGCAGTTTCCCAAGCGGTCTCAATCTCCGACTTGACATCTTCGGAAATCACGTTATTTTCAAATAACTGTTTTACGAAATCTAACATTTTGTGATTCTCCTTAAGATTTTAGACCTTGAATTATTTTCTTCAAGCTCTCTGCTATATATCGTTGTGCCTGTGCGTCGCCTTTTACTTCTTGTGCAACTTTATATGCCTGAAATCCACCATTTGTATTCATTAGGTGTTCATAAACTGGTGTAGGATAAGCTCCCGGAGCACTTGGTTGGGCTACAATGTCCACTGTAACAATTTCAAATCCTTGAACGTTACCGCTCGGGTCTACCTCTCCTGAACCTCTACTGCTTACACCTAATTTAACTCCTGATGTCAACATAGTTTCAATCAGTTGTCCCATAGGTGTAGGCAACATTTTAAGTTTTCCGTAGCCGTTAGGACCGTCCATCCACATTTTAGTAATCATGTGTGATACACGGTCGAGGTTTATTTTTAAATCTTGAGGATGATCAACTTCGCCTAGCACTGAATACCCCCCAGAAATCTGTTCGTTGAGCGTCTTGACAGCCCTATCAATTTCCTTAGAAGAATAAACACGTTGGTTAGCATTACGAATGTCACCCTGAATACAGATGCCACTCAAGTGTAATGACTTACCTTCGCCTTCATCACGCTCAAGTACGATTTTAGCCTGATCGAAGCTCAGATGTTCTGTTAAGCTAGTTTTCAACCTTATTATCCCCTATTATCTACGACCACGGAAAATTGAATCGGTGTTGCCAGCGCCGCTTTCTTTGTTTGCTGCACCACTTTCTTTGCTCATTTTAGTAGCGTTTTTAGAACCTGGTGTGTTTACATTACCAAAGTCATCAACTTTAGGTGCTTTTGCGCCAGTTCCACCTTTCTCTTCGCCTTTGCTTCCGAGAATGTTTGCTGCTGTACCACCCATATCATTTTTACCTGCTACTGGTGATTTTGTGTCAGCGCCTGATTCTGTGCTTTTTACACCCGCTACTTTTTCAACGTACTCACGCATTGTTGCAAGTTCGTCTACTTCTGGAGCAATTTCGTCAGCAACTGGCTCTAAAGATTCTTCTTCAGCTTCTTCATCGCCTGCTTCGCCTTCGTCGCCTTCGTCTCCACCTTTAATTTCATCAAATTTAGCTTGTAGTTCGTCAACAATAGAGTCTAGATCTTGGAATAACTCTTCTGGCTCTTTGTCGCCTTCTTCGTCATCACCTGTGATATCAGCTTCTAGATCGTCTGTTGCGTCTCCGCCCATATCCATGTCGTCAGCTGGATCTTCTTCGTCATCAGCTTCTACAGCTACTTCTTCAAATTCTTCGTCAACTTTGTCTTCGTCATCATCTTCTGATGCTTCGTCAACTTTGTCTTCTTCTGCATCGTCGTCTTTTGATGCTTCATCAACTTCTTTATCTTCAGCATCTTCGTCTTTTGCAGCTTCGTCTACTTCCTCATCGTCAGTCATTTCTTCCTGGATAAGGTTTTCATAAATTTCTCTTGATTTTCCTACAACGTACTCATGAAAAAGCTCTTCGGCTTTTGCTTGATCGTCGTTAACTAGATGCTCAAGCATCTGTTCTAATTGTGATTTATCTGCCATTTTGTTCTCCTATAGATTGGTAAGGCTGTTTTGTTATGTATTTACATAACATTTATAAAAAGCTGGTTAAATGTGCATATTTTGAGCCGTTTGAAGATGATATATAGTCCCTCCGAAGGTATTTTCGAAGTCTTCATGCGAAATATGCCTTAAATTGGTATATTGCGGCCCTAATTTGTCAGGTATAAATCCTCCTGGTTCAATAACTCTATAAAATTTAATAGACTTAAATTCTTTTATTACCTTTTCTGTTTGCGACAACCAATTACCAAAAAACGTAGCTGAGTCTACACTTTTTTTATAATTGAATGTATTTGCATACACATTATTAAATTTTCCGTCAAGTCCTTTGTAATCGAACCCATGAATATATATCTCTTTATGCCCATTTTGTGCGGCAAACCATAGTGCAGTAGGTCCACTTGACCATCCTTTATGTGGGCTAAAAAAGTTAATTCTTGACTTTGTTTTAATGCCTTTGTTAGGGTTTGTCCATAATGTACCCTTGTGATGATAGCCTGAATCAATGATTTCATTAACCATTTTAACATCTACTGCTACTAAAAAGTTAGGATCAAATTCTCTATATTGTGCATTACATCCGTACACAATTCCGTACTCAAGTAACTTTTTCATATCGACTTTTTGTCGACTTTTACCATTACCTAGTACAAATGCGGGACGCTTATAGATTTTCTTATTCTGCTGGTTCTGCTGGGGTTGCATACATTTGCCTTATAAATTCTAGTTCAGATTGTTTTTCTGCTGTATGTGCTTCAGCAGCCATTCTGATTTCGTTTATTTGGCGAAGTGTAAGCCTGATTTTTCTAGTATCTGACGCTTTAAGAACAGACGTGTCTTTGCTGTTGTCGTATCTTTTGTCGACAGCAAAGTCATTGATTGAATCGTTGAAGTATAAAAATTCTCTTAAAAGCATACTACTATTTATTACTGCGAGACAGTTTCACTACCTGCCGCAGCTCCCTCTCCGCCTGCAGGTTCAGCAGCAGCCGCTTGATCTGGTGTTGCTTCAGCATCAGTTTGCGCTCCTGCTTCTGCTTCCATACCCGCTGGTGTAATACCAGCAGTTCTTAGCTCTCCTCCAGCATCAGCCGGTGGTTGAAGCATTAGTGAATTTTCTTCTTTCCACAGTCTTTCATTTTCTTTGATTTCTTCTTCAGTTAAACCTAAGTAACGTTTCATAGCAAAACGTTTTGATAAGTGTGGAACTTGTTGTAATGTACCAAATAGATTTGCTCTTGTAGTATCAAGCTCAGCTTGTCTGTATGCAGCAAAGTTTTGTGGTGTTTGGAATTTCAAATCAAACAGTGTAGGATCAATGTTATAACCTTGATTGCTTAACCAAAATTTAAATTCTACATCAAATGCTTCTACAATACTGCTTTGTAGTCTTTCACAATATTTGTTAAAACGAAGCTCTTGAATATATGCTGTTCCTACTTTACCGTCTGCTACTGTGTTAGGTTGTTCGTCAATTGAAGTTGGCAAATAAGAAGCCGGAATTCTCAATGCACGGAACAATTTATTAGTAAAGTATTTTAAATCTGTAATTTCACCTAGGTTAGTACCACCTGGTAATGTTTCAACTTTAGATCCACGTCCTTCTGCTGTTTGTGGAAAGAAGTAATCTTCGTTGGTTGATAGTGGATTATAACTTGCATCAATAACATTTGTGCTACCGCCTGTTTGTGACGGAATACGTCTTTGTTGGATTTCATTCTTAACTTTTTCAACAAAGCTCATTGCCATGTGTGAAGGCATATTACCAACGTCTACATAAAAAATTCTTCTTTCTGGAGCACGTTGAATACGATAGATAATAATCGCATCTTCAAGTAATTCTTTTTGTTTGTAAACTTTGAACACACTTTCTAATAGTGAATTACCAAAAGGATAATTGTTATCCAATCCTTCTGATAGTGAAATGTGCATCACGTGTTCAGCGTCTACTGTAATTTCATTTTGTGCATTATGGAAACGTGTGCCTGGTGTTTGTGCTGCTGATCCTACAAAGCCACGACCAAACCCTCCTCCAGTTGTGTATGAGCTGGTTCCACTTGGAGAAGTGTTTGACGTACCGTGTGGTGTGGTAGCAACTAGATTTTTAAAATTAAAATTAATGTCTTTTATAACATACTGCTCGGGAATCTTTCCTTCGGATTCGTTAACAATAATTTTGGAGACTTTTGCTTGATCCACATATAACAATTTCTTAGTTTCTGGATCACGAATGAAAAAACAATCGCCATATTTAAATGTGTTCCTTACTACTCTAAAAATTCTAGTTTCAAACTGTTGTTGCTTAGACCATTTTTGTAATGCGTCTTTTAATAATTTTGTTTCAACACCTGTAGGTTGTTTTCTAAATTTAAAATTAAATGGTGTTGAATTTTCTTTGTCTTTACCTGTACAAAATTCAGCAAGAATATCAAGAGCAGCATTAACTTCTGAATCCATATCCATGGTATCATACTGCATATATCTTTCAATTCTATTTGGCGCACCTGCATAAACATCGGGCAAGAAAGATGAGTAGTTAGCACGAGCAGGACCAGCGCGGCCGCCGCCACTAATTGGGCTATAACTACCACTCTTGTTATCAATGTTTACAGGTGTAAAATATTTTTTCCAGCTCATTCTTTTTCCTAATTAAACAACAAATGCGTCTTGACTTAATCCGCCAGTTACATTAATATGTTGCTGTTGTAGTTTATTATTCATTCTTGCCAAAGCTACTAATTCTTGTATGCTACTATTTAATTCTAGAATAGGATCTTTCTCTACATTTGTGGCTGCTGCCATTTGGGCTTCTTCTGTCATTGGAACACCAGTTGCCAATTCTTCTTCAGTTTTGGCAGCGTCTGGAAGCGTATTGGACGCAGTGGTTATATTACCTTGGCTGTAACCTCCTCCGCCGTTAACTTCTGCTACTTTGGTTTGGAAATCCTGTACTTCTTGTTCTGTTACTGTTCCGTCAGCAATCATTTGCTGAGAAGCCTGTTGTCTAGCAGCCATGAGCTGTTGTTGTATTTGGGCTAGTTCTTGTTTTTCATCTTCTGCTGACCAACCAACCGAAGAAAAACTATTATCTGCAATTGCCTGTTGTAGTTTCTCTGCTTTGGCTTCTAGATCTCTAATAGTATCAGGACCTGAAAGTTTTTCTCCAATTACTTCACCTACAGCATCACCAGCTTTTGAGCCGGCCCACCAACCAATTGCACCACCTATGAGACCGCCAATCGCTGTTCCAACAATTGGAACAGCAGAACCAATTGCGGCTCCTGCCATTGCGCCAGTTGCCATACCGGTTAATCCGCCGGTAGTGCTTGTTACTGCTTTTGTTTTTTCGACAGTAGCTTGATTTTGAGTTATTTCACCCGATGCTAGTTTTTCATCAGCATCACTGTATCTCGAATATCCGTCATATAAAGACATACCTACTGCTACTGGTGCTGCTGCTTTTCCGGCAACTCTTAATAGTTTTCCACCCCAAGATGATAGTTTGCCCATCATTCCAGGCTTTGCGCCTGATGGTGTCTTTTGGTTGGTCCAAGAACCGTTGCCGCCTGGTCCTCCTCTATTCGAACCTGTAAATGCGCCTAGGCCGCTTTTTGCCAAAGTTAAGGCAGTCATTAAAGCGCCTAGTGCTGTAGTTACTCCACCTATAGCAGCTATAGCTAGTCCCATTTCAGTAGCATATTCGCCTGCCTTTTGCTGCATAGGAAGTGAAAACTCTTTTGCAGCCTTCATTACTAGATCAAATGCATCATTGACTGGAGTAATATCAATCTTATTCAACTCAGATGTCATAAATGCAGCAGCTTCGTTGAATTTGTTTCTTACTGCTTCTACTGTCGCTGCATCTACAAATTCAGTGCCAGCGGTGCCTGCGGCGATATTATCTTTGATTGTTTTAAGATTAGTTTCAAGCTCGGAGTAGATTTGACCAATTGATTTTTCTCGTTCAGCAACATCATAAACACCTGTAACCAAATCATTAAATTCAGGAACAAACTTACCTAGTGTTTTAAATAGTGGACTGTCTGCAACTGCTTTGGCTTCGTTTTGATATACTTCATTAAACTTAAACACTTGATCTTTGGTAAGTGTTCCTGTTGCTGACATCTGTTGATGCAACTGTTGAGCACTCATTCCTGATTTCTGTAGGAAAGCCATAGCCTTCATACCTTCTTCAGAAGTTGCAGTACCTGTTGCTAGAATTTCTTTAAGACCTTGTTGGTGCTGTTTTGGAATGGTCTGCATCAACAGTTCTAGCTGTTTCTGACCATCAGCATCTAGGCTTCTCAACATCGTACGATATTGAGCATCTGCCATTCTTGCGTCTTGTTCTGCTTGAAGTGCTTCTTTGGTTTTACCTGTTAACTTAGATACAGCATCTAAGTTCTTTAAGTATTCGTATGTGCCTGCACGTAGTTGTGCATCTGTTTGTCCTTGTAGTCTACCACCTTTAGCAAGTAGTTGTGAGTATTTTAAGAAACCTTCGTTGATCTGCTGTGTTCCATAACCTAATCTGTTTAGATCCTCAAACGCAGAAGTCTTTCTAAATTCTTTACCAAATTCCTGTAATCGTTTAGCACCAGCATCTGTGCTGCCGCCCAAGAACATTAATGCTTCGCCGTTGCCCTTCATTATTCCTGTGAGCTCACTCATTTGTAAGCCCATAGATCCAGCAGCCTGGACAACTCCATTCATGTTGCCGCCGAAGTTAGCACCAACTTGTGCAGCTTCTTGGAATGCTGTTCTTGTTTTATCTAATGAAGCAAGTGTAGGACCAAATGCCGCAGCAACTACTTGTAGTCCTTTTCCAATACCAGGGATTTGCGCTCCGACTGTATCTAGTGCAGTTCCGGCACCGGCTAGCGAACCATCTAAACCTGCTAAGGTGCTGTTAACAGTAGAAATACGTTTAACAACATTGATAGCACCGTCGGCTAGACCACCTAATACGCCAATGGTCTTTGTAATAGCGCCTGCAAAACCGCCATTCAAATTCTTGGCAGTTTTACTAGCTGCGGAACCTAAATTAGCTACATCTGCACCAGATCTTTTGGTTGTTTTACCAAATTGTTGATTTGATTTAGTAGCAGCAACTGAAGCAGCGCCTAGACCGGTCACTGCTGCCGCAGTAGCTGGATCTATACCGCCTTGTTTCGCTGATAAAGCCGATAAAATCTTTTGCAGCGTAATTTCAGTCGCGGCATTATTAAGCAGAATCTCTTGATCGCCCAGTTGTCCTGTTACTTCAGCCATTTATTTTAAATCCCAGAAATATACGCACATAAATACTCATAGCAATTGCTTTTATAATTATTATTTATCGGAGATAAAAATGGAAGAAAATTTGGAACTACCAAAGGTTGAAATAGCTGGAAACACACAGCCTATGGCAAATACTCAGCCTAAAGCTAGTCCGCTTTCCAATTATTATAGACAGCCTAAGATTTATGTTTCATTGCCTAGCAACGGTGAATTCTATCCAGAAGGTAGTCTTGATAAAAGTGAAGATGGAAAATATGCTGTGTATTCAATGACAGCAAAAGACGAATTAATGCTAAAGACGCCAGACGCATTAATGAATGGACAATCAACTGTTGATGTTATTCAAAGTTGTATTCCTGCAATTAAAAATGCATGGAATTTACCATCACTCGATCTTGATGCTTGTCTTGTTGCTATTAGAGTAGCAACATATGGCGAAAAGATGGATATTGATACTAATTGTCCAAAATGTAACGAAGAACTACGTTTTGAAAAAGATCTAGCAGACTGGTTAGGAACAGTAGCCAACTATCGCTATCCAACAGTTATTCAACACGGTGAATTGGTTTTTCATATTGAACCACTGAGTTACAGACAAGTAACAAAAGCGGGACTAATGAAAATAGAACAAGAAAAGATCTGGAATATTGTAAACAGTACAGAACTTACTGATGAAGAAAAGTTAGATCAATTCGGAGTATCGTTTACAAAGTTAACAAAATTTACAGTAGATGGTATTGTAAAATTGGTTAGAAAAATTGATACACCACATGGATCTGAAGAGAATAGAGATGAAATTGAAAAATTTATTACTCAAGGTCCAAAAGAAATGTTTGATGCACTTAATGAAAAATTAACTTCGGTGAAAGATGATCTTGCACTGACGTTAAAAGGCGCAAAGTGTTCAAATTGTGAAAACGTATTTGACGTTGGTATCACAATCGATCAAGCGGATTTTTTCGTCGCAAGATCTTAACCAAACCTTTGCCGGAGATCTTGCAAGAAGTCAAGAAGATAGACAAACAGGCAAGGGACATGAAAAAAGACCTACTTCGTATCTGTTGGTACATGAGAGGTATGTCTTATACTGATGCTGTGATGTTGGGTCACGAAGAACGTGAACTTATCGGTGAGTTAATTAAAGATAATCTTGAAACAACTAAAAGAACCGGGCTGCCTTTCTTCTAGGCAGCTAACAATTTCTTAGCACTTTCAATTCCTTCAGGTCCTAGTTTTTTAATTTGATCAGCAATCTTTTGTAAATCTACAGCGCCAACAGCAGCACCTGCGGCAGCGGTTGCTGCATTCGATCCACCTTGCTGTGCATTATCTGGTGCGCCTACTGGATTACCTGTTGCGGCTATATTTTTTTCTGCTGATTGATCTGGGCTTCCTGATCGTGTACTAGGAACAGGTTTGCCGTCAGGTGTAGTCATGTTTGCTACCTGAGCAGGGAAATTACCACCTGGTCCATCTGGATCAACTTCTACATATTTGTCAGCATCGTATTTTCCAATACTGCCTGATGTAGTTGTTGCAGGAATTTCTTTTCCTTTTCGTGTTTTAACAACAACTTTAGTTCCTGGTTTAACTGCTGGGTTTGGATTTCCTTCTGCACCTGCTGTTGCTTTTTCAGGATCAGCAACATTGTCATCTTGATTAGCTGCTGCATCTGTTCCGGTTGCTGTGTTATCCTGTGCAGGTTCATCTGCACCTGGTACTGCGGCATCGCCGCCTGCATCACCTGCGGTAGCATCTGTTGGAGCACCTGCTGTGGTATCTGTTTTTTCAGCATCTGAGTCAGCGTCAGCATCTGGTGCGTCTACTTTAGGTGGTTCAATTTTCATTGAGTCGTATGTGCCTTTGATAACATCGTCATTAACACCTAGACTTTTAATTACATCATAAACTTCATCTGAATCTGTAGGCGATCCTGCTTTTTTCCAAGCAGACAATAGTTTTTCTGCTGTTACTTTATTTGTAAGTTGCTTGCCTGCACCTTTCAACGCACCGCCTACTGCTGCTGCACCTTTGGCTACTCCTCTGCCTAAACCCTGTAATGCACCTTTAACTCCGCCTGTGAGTTCGTCTAGTTGTTGATGTCTTACAGCATCAAATACACTTTCATACATTAATTTGTTTTCAAGCATATGATCATTTACTGTTGCAATCTTGTTGAACAACAAGTAGACCTGTCCTTCAGAAAGTTTACGTCCTGTGTAAACACGGCTTGCCATTTGAGGTTCACCTGCTTTTGCAGGTGCTTCTCCAGCACCAACGACCTTTTTATCTTGCATTGCTGCACTCATTGCAACTGCTGTTGCTGCTGCACCGATTGATTTAGCAAGGTCCTGTTTGAATGTATCAACTACTACACTAATGCCCGCTTTGGAATCAGCAGATACTCCAGTATATTCATTCATAAACTGAAATAATTTTTCAGTGTCTTCGTCTGATAAGTTTGCTTTATCGATGGCATCCCATACTGGATGAGTTGGTTGAGTAGTGACTTCTTGTACTGCAAATACTGGATCACCATTAGCATCAACACCTTCAACTGTAACTGAACTTGTAAACGAAATTGGCGGTTCAATGCCTCCTACGCTTGTGCTAACTGTTGATTTAAATTGATCGCCTACTTTTATTTCTGCACCATCTGGTAGTGTTGTTGTTCCTAGTTCAGGAGCGTCACCTGTCCAGGCCGAAGCACTTGAAGTATTTGCTGAAATGTTTTGCCCCATAAATTGTGCATCAGCCATTCCTTTTTCCATCTGGAACATCTTTTGCAACTGGTCAGAATCAATACCTTTTGATTCTGCCCACTCTTTTACTTCTGGGGAAATATCTGGTTCTGTGTCAAAATTAATTCCTGCTTTTTTAAGTTGATCTGCACTTACAGAATCTGCTTTAACCGTTTCAACTGTTGAAACATCTGTAGCACCACCGTCGGGCGTGCCTGCATCTTGATCACCGTAATCACCATCATCGCCTGGTAATTCTGTTTTGTCAACTCCAACGTC